ATGACTACAAACACTCGTGGGGGCGCCCGTAAAGGCGCTGGGCGAAAGCCGGCAGGAACAAGATACGTTCATGTCAGACTTTCGCCGGACCAACATAAACTCTTTGGCCGCCTCGGCGGATCGAAATGGATTCAGGAAAAATTGGAGAACATCATGACAAACGCAAACGACATCATCAACAACATCTTTGAAGAACTCGCAGATGACAGCGAAACAAAAGCTGATCTTATTCAGCGCACTCGCGACGCGCTCGAAGATGGTGAGGTTCTTGGCGCGATGAATATCTCGCAAGAAGAATCAGAGGCCGCCGAGGCGGCGCTTGATGAGCTGGCTGAAAAGCCAGAAACGACGAAGCTCTTTGTCTTCGAGGGAAACTCCCTCGACTTGATGGATAAAGACGAATTTATGAGCAACTTCGGCCTCGATGGCGACTACGATTCTTGGGTTGGTCAGGGTGGCAATCTTGATGATGTAATGGACTTCAGCACGAAAGAGCAAGCTCTTACTTATCTTGATGACGCACTCGAAACGGGGCGCATCGATAAAGAAGACTATCGCGCTCTTCGCGTTCAAGCCTTACTTGCGTAAGAACGCCGCCAGATACAAAAAAAGGGTATTCGGAATAAGTGGTTGATTTGAGAGGTTCAAACCAACCACAAAATATTCGCTTAGATGGTTGATAGATCAACGCCATAGTCAATGATGATGTCCTCTTCAAGCTCTGTGCGTTGAAGCAAATCAGAGAAGGAGAAGTTCTTCATGAACTTTGTTGTGTTGGATTTGAACGGCGAACTTCGGTTAGTGACTCGCCTGGTTTTGTGAGGGGTGGAAAACAGGATTTTCCCTCTAAGCACGTCAAACGAATAACCCCGGCCATCGCGGTTCTTATCGCGTATTTTGCGATTCAGAGACTCGGTCAAAGCGTTAGTGACTTCTTTCCCTGTAGCAAAATAATTCAGGATTTCATCTTCCCAGTTCCGGCTTGCTTTTACCAAGTCTGCCCAAATATCCAATTGTTTCTCTGGTATGGAACTTCGCCACGCTTCCAGCATTTGCTTAGCTTCATATGGATCGTTTGCAAGATCCCATATATCAAAGAAGCGCTCCTTTGTTTTGTATGCATCGAGTAGCTGTGGAAAGTTATTGAGCCAACCAGTCGAGGTCAATATTTCCGTGTCAGAGAGCGTGTTTTCGCGTTTAAGCAGGATCTTTCGATCTCCTTTGAGTTGTCGCCTTTCCGTGGATGTGAGGCTCTTGTGGAGCCCTTTACGGAGCTTCTCAAGGGCATCGTTTGCCATACGTGTAACGTGAAATTTGTCAACGACAATCAAGACATCTGGAAGGACTTCATGGAACGCTTGTCGATAGGGTCCCCACATATCCATGCTTGCGATCTCAATGTTCTTAGTGTCGTGATCCTTTAAGAACTTTTCAATCGTTGGTTTGTTTCGGTTTTCCAAAACATCGACAATGGTTTGTTGTCCGATGTTTGTGATGATCCCTCTGTACTTCCGATTCAGGAACAATTCGTCAACACCGATGATGGTTGGCATCTCCGGTTTGTAGTCTTGATTGAGTGCCACGAGCCGTTGAGAGAAGATAGTGCGGACTGTCTTTTCGTCAACTCCTACGCGTTCTGCTAGAGCCTTATGGGTGCCATTAAAGGCTTCTCGCTCAATGTACTGATGAAGTCGTTCTGTCATCTTGGCATCGGGATGAATCCCAGGTAGCTCTGGTCTGAATGTCGAGCCACAAGACTTACATTGGAAGCGCTGTCGTGCAATCCACAACGTCACGGGCTTCCCGTGCACGGGTAAATCCATGACTCTTATGTCACGTGTCCCGTTTTTAACGAAGTCTCCGATGGTGCCACAGGAGGAACAGGCAACAGGAGAAGGTGGTTGGAGGTGGACATCGAATGCCACCCCCGTATCCTGCATGCCGATCACCTGATATCCGGGTAACTGGAAAGGATTTTCGGTCATGGTTGGTTCACTTTAGTTTCGCTGGGTCACAAGGTGCTTATAGCAACTCATCTCCTTGATGGAGTAGCCATGCTTCTCCAACGTCATCTCTAACAAGGGTAGATGAAGCTCTGTCACCGCTTCGTAGAACTGTGCCGCTTTAGGCGAGTTCACTGTTTGCAGAAGACGCAGGATTAACTCAAGGTCAGGCCTAAACAAGTAGCGCCAGTAATACACGAAATGGGCGATACGCTCTGCCTCGAACCCCTCTAGAACCAAAGCACCTTCAGGGATCTCTGGCTGGGGCAACTGTGGTTTGAGCTCGCACGTGTGAATAAACGTGAGTGCAGCCTGAAGTTGTCCCTTGGTCAGGTCTTTGTAGCTGGCGATCTTGAAGTAGTCGTATAGGGCGTTGTAGATCGTTTGGTAGTGAATCGAGCTATTCTTTGCGCGGGATTTCACAGCCTTGCGAATCTCGTATTGCTCTTCACTGGAAAGCGTGTTCGATGCCGTGGCCACTTCATAATGGCCGTTCTTGCGAATGGCGGGAAGAACTTCGGACGTAACCCAACGCTTGAAGCGCTTGGCAGATTCGAGCTTGGAGCCGAAGATCAGAGCGTAGAGGCCAGACTCGTTGACGCAGTTGACGGTTTGGATTCTGTTGAGCTTATCAGCGATTTCAGATTTGATGAGATCGTCAGAATCCACATGACGCAATACAGCGTCCTTCGTGTTCTTATAGCCAAGAGCAGTTGCAACGTCGATAGCGACGAAGAGAGGAAGGTCGGCGGTACCGAGCGTACGCACGGCGTTGTTCTCGAAAGAGAAGCTGAGAGCTTGCATGAAAGCCTCCGTATAGATCAGTCTTGATCCTGCTTCCCGACGCCAATCGGGGTGGCAGGGCTTGCGGGTTGGCGTACCGGCTATACGGTCCCGGCCCTCGTAAGAGGCCCGCAAGTCCCACCGTAATTTTAGAGACTTACAAAGGAGGCCCTGAAACAGGGCATCCTTTCAAAGGGGTATGTGTTTTAGAGCCCCCTTTATGGATGGGGTCGCGTTTCACGACCCCATGCACGAGGCAACAAAAAAGCCGCTTACAACGGTGGCGGCTTGTCATTGCTCGCCGTATAGTCCGGGACGCCAATCCCGACCACATCTTTTTCATGTGGTGAGGAAAGTATGCACCAAAAGTGGCCACGTGTCAACCATTCCATCCGCTGTGAAAAATAATTCTCACCACGGTATATCAACCATTAAATCCGATTACCCCAAAAAAAGAGACCCCGCCCGAGCTTGATGCCCAGGCGGGGTTTCTTCATTTCTGGAGCGCGCTTACGGCGTCTGCTTTGGCGGCGCTTCTGATAGCCAGCTCTCGACCTTCAGAAAGAAGCTCTGTACTTTCTCTGAGTAGTTCTGTGCATCTTGCGAGATCGGCGCTGTCAGGCTCTTGGGCAAGGGCTTCTGCTCTGCGCAGTCGACGATCGAACGCGTTGCGCATCCGGTCAGCGTCAGCGCGAGCACTATCAAGCTCGCTGCGAGAAGTAGCGACGGCATCCATTGCTGCAACCAATCGCGCATAGTCTTTCCTCCCTTGTTCCGCACGCGCCTCGGCGGCTTCGAGCTGATACGCCTTGAGAGCCGCATCCCCGCGCGCCGAAGCGAGCTGATAGCCCGCTGCGAAAACTGCGAGTACAAGCACCGCGACAGCGCTTACTTTCCAGATAGTCATTAGTCACCTCGCAAGCTCCATCCTTTAATGGGATTTGCGTAGCAGGTATGGTGCTTTCGTCCTGCTTCATAAGAACTGAAAAGCTTCCAGCCGAGCGAAACGCGAACACAGCACGGACGCCTCAACAAGCGATAGTGCTTTACGTAATACCAGTGAAAAGCAACAAGCTTCGAGCCGCGGTACACGCGCCGATAACACGTGCCGCTAATGCCGCTTTGATCGCCGGCAGATTCATCACCTTCGACGATCCAGCTGTCCGTCGGCAAGACATCAACGCCAAGAACGTCGATGCCGAAACCGTAAGCGACATTTCGCAAGAACCACGCAAGCCTGCGCAGATAAGTCCAGATACCGCCCGATCGAGGCCATCGTTCCAAATGCCCTGCATCACCGTCGCAGGTGTTGTCCGGCGTCTGGAACCACCAAAGCCACCGAGGCAAATAGCCGTTTTCTTGCACAAAAAAGGGGAGAACCGGTGCTACCAGTCTCCCTACGATCGCCATCAGCAGATCCAGCGGTATTCGTACCGCCCACTTGAATACACAACTAAGCATCAGTACCCCCGCAAAAAGTATTCGCGTTCTTCGCGTCGGCGCTTGACTAGTCCAGCAAGCTCTTTGCCGCCCGCTTTTGTCCAGTCCAAAAACTCGTCGGCGGCGCCCTCTTCATCTCCTTCATTCAGCTTGCGCAGAAGCTTAGACATCGATACAGCCCGAACGCCGACATTGAAAGCAAGTGACATCAGAGCTATAAACTGCCCGCTCGTCACTGAAACATTGAGGTACTCGATCAGTCGGTTTTGCACGTCTTGCAGATCAGAAGCTAAGACTTGACGCGCATTTTCCATATCAATTTGATCGTCTGGATGAACACCGCCGGTGTGTCCGTAGCCAATCGTCCAAACTCCCGCAGGGCACAGATATGCCTTGCCGCGAAAACCCTCATGTTCAATTACGAGAGGCACGGCAAGATCAGGGGGATACTCCCCAAAGTTCTTTTTCATTTTTTATCCTTATGGTCATCTTGGGGGTCGTCATTCAGACCAATGCCGTCAAGCTTTGAGTCGACGGCGTTTTCAAGACGCTTTTCGAGCGTCAAAAAGATCTTTCGCAGTGCTGGCGGCAAAGCCTCTCCGTACCCGGCCTTTTCTACGTTTTCAATGATTGAGCCGAATTCGCCGCATGCATAAGCGCAGAGCGTGACGCTCTGAAACACAGGCATGTCGTGCAAGATGTACCAAAACGACACATCAAGACCGTGAGCAAGGATGATGATCGCGAAGGCAAGACCCTTCTTGACCATCCCAAAACTCAAGCGCTTCGAGGACCATGTGCCAGTCTTAATAGCTGCCCAGATGCCTGTAATTAGGTCGGCGATTACGAAGATGAGGAACCACCAAACGAGAGGCGCCACCGACTGCAAAGTGGTGCTGTAGATCAAGCCGATCCACCCACCAAGCACAGCGAGCGCTCCCTCGACTCCTCTTGGCAGGAGATCGTGCAGAGGCATCACATCACCCCATAAGACGAGCGACGTAAAAGCCAGCGGCGAATCCGACCACTGTCATGACGCCCGCAACGCTTCCCAAAAAGACGCGCATCTTGCGGCGCGTTTGCGTGTCCATTTGTGACTTTTGTGCATCAAGCCACGCTTCGGCCTTTTCAAGCGCAGCATCCTTGAGCTCATCTGTCTTGATGCCTAGAGCCTCAAGCATCTTCTTGATTTCTTCGATCGTCATACGATCTCCTTCTACGAAAAAACCAGCAATATTGCGGGCTTGACAATGGTGAGTACACCGTTAAAGTTGGAGTCGACCTATCGTTTACCGATTATTGATAGACTTCATTAACTATTAGGTGTATTACATGGCTAATGACTTGACGATTTTGTCTTCCCCTTATGGTCAAAATGTTCCGTATCGCTTTGAGGCGGGCTTTGATAGGTTTGTGATCAACACGTTTACCAATGCATCTCCTCGGCAGTTTTCGTTGAGCGACTTTGCTTCTGTTGAGATGATTTCCCAAGACAAGAGGAAGCAAGCGGGTAAGACAATTGGAGGTGTGACTGTCGGCGCCATTCTTCTTGGTCCAGTCGGAGCTATTGCCGGGGGCCTTCTTTCTGGTAATAAAAACGAGTTCTTGGTTAAGGTGGTGCTCACCAACGGCGTTGAAATGCTTTGCTCGGTGCGGCCTGACGCATATAACGCCATCCAATCAGCGGCTTTCCAAAACTCAGCAAACCAGCAGTTTCAAACCGATTCGGCAACGACTGCTCAGCCGTCACAAACTGCGGCACCTCAAGCTTCACCTTACGGAAACGTTCCTCCTCCACTCAGTCAGATTGATGCCAAACCATCAAATACCAAAAACATTTGGCTTTGGGTTGGCGCTTATATCTTGGCTGCGTTTTCTGTTGCCGCCGTCAACTCCCTTGGGCTTTTGATGGCGGCCGTTTTTGCTGCCCTTTCTGTAGGATTGGCCTATATTGCAAGTAAAGGAAAGAAGCCCGTTCGAGTCGCGACGATTGCATATGTTGTAGTTTGCGCATTGTTTATCAGCGTCACGCCTGAAGAAACGGATACACAAGAAACACCGAAAACAGCAGTTGCCGATACTCCCACAGCCACCCCCTCAGCTCCGGCGTATGAATTGGTAAGTTCAACGGCAGATACGAAGTGGTATGTCGACAAAAATTCCGTGAAAAGGAATGGGAATGTTGTGACCTTATCTGTACTTGCAGACTCATCTAAAACGACGACAGACGCGCCGTCTGCAATAAGTGAATATTCCTTTACTTGCAAACAAGGAATGTTTGACTACAAAACAGGTCGCTTTATTGTTTATGACGGCAACATGGCTAAGGGCAATAAGGTAGAAGACAGCATCATGAATACGTCCGAGTCGAATGTGCCTTTAAAGAAGGGATATCCGCTCGGGGATATTGCGTCATTTGCTTGTGGCATGTAATGCGGATACGGGGCTTCAGAAATGAAGCCCTTTTTCATCTCATACTCGGCGGCAACTGGCGCCGCTCAAGCTCGCTTTCGTAGCTTGTTCGGCAATGATCCTTGTCAAACCACAAGATCGCATCTATAAGAATGCACGGCCATCGCCTAGAGCCATCTGCGTAGTGACGCCAAGCGCGGCTCGAAAGCGATTCGTCCGCGTACCCACACAAAAGAGTGTTCAGCACCTGATCCAACGCTATCAAAACCTGCTTCCAATAAGCCCAACTCATGCCGAAGCCGATTCGGTGAAGTCGACCGGATGAAACTTAATTTCGATGGCTTCAAGCTCATCTTTCGATGTCGCGGCGTTGATGGCGTCGCGCAGCTTCCATTTTTCCTGATAAGCCGCATTGCCGGCTGCAATGATCTCGAGCTGAAGCGTCTTGAGATCTTCAAGCGAGACCTGATGCCCTTCGTTGTTGGCATCCATAAAAATCAGACCTGTTTCACTGAACGTCGCGCTTGATTCAGCCGCCACAACAAGGCCATTGACGTCCTGCATAGCGCGGCTATCGCTGTCCGCCTCAAAGCCGAGCGAGCTGATCAGCGTAGCGCCGTCGTTGTACCAAGCGTTGAAAGCCGAATCGAGCTGCGAGGTCTTTTCAGCCTTAACTTCTTCAAAGGTTTTTTCGGGGATCGCTTCTACAAACCACGAGAGATCATCACCGCGTGAAACACGGTATTCAGTTGACCCCTCAGTGAGCGTCTGGAACAAATTCCGCAGCTCGTTGCATCGTTCGGTCTGCGATTCATGCGAGACGACGCCGCATGCAACGCACTCGGCAGCGGTCGTCGGCTTCTTTTCGGCGGTCCATCCCTTGCGATCGTCATTGAGCTTGTAGAAGAAGTTCGCCGTATCTTCCGGCGCGGCAATGTCTACGCAGCGATTAGGCAACTCCACGCCTTCAAGCTCTTGAACAACAGTCATGTCTTCAAAATATCCATCTTCGTCAACCGACGGAATTTGCTTAAAAATTGAAGCCATGAATAACTCCTTAAAGAAAATAGCGGCAATCCTGCCAAAAGAAAAAAGATTTACCGTGACTGATAGCCACGGACTTTGTCTGCGGGTCTACCCGTCGGGCATTAAAAGCTGGTACTTGCGTCTGTCTTATGCGGGCCGCGTTACCGACATCGCACTTGGGCGATGGCCGGAGGTGACGCTTAAACAAGCGCGTCAAGAAGCTCGAAAACGACGAAAAGCGCTCGGGCTTGAGCCTCCGCGAGGCTATGTGCTCGCAGACGCCTTCAAGCTTTGGTGCAATCTCAAGCGAGGCCGGATCGTCTCTTACACAGACGAAAAGCGTCGACTGGAGCGATACATCATCAGACCGATTGGAAGCCGCCAAATCGACGAAATCACCGCGCCTCTTGTCATTCACACCGTCAAAAGCATCGAGGCGGCAGGCCATCAAGCAACGCTCAAGCGCGTGCTTATGCGCACACGCGAAATCCTCGATTTAGCTGTGTGCGCTGGATACATTCAGCACAACCCAATCGATAGAGTAAGCCGCGTCTTTGCGGCGCCCATCGTCAAACCCATGCCGGCGCCACCATGGCGCGAACTCCCGCTCGTCATGGAAACAATGAAGGACGCCCCCGCACGCATGCGCGTACTCTTTCTTTTCTCACTCTGCTCGATGCTTCGCCCAGGCGAAAACGCAAAGCTTCGTAAGTCGTGGATCGAAGCAGACGTGCTCACGATCCCGGCCATCGAGATGAAAAAAGGTCGCGCTCATCGCGTGCCGATCACAGCTTTCATGCAGGCGCTCATTAACGCAGAACAGAGGCTCTCCCCGCACCCGCGTTCAGATTTCATCTTTGCAGCCAAGCAGGCGGGTAAGCACGTCAGCGCGCAAGCACTCGCGAAGCATCTGCACTCAACAGATCTTTCCGGAAAGCTTGTAGCGCACGGTCTGCGCTCAATCGCGCGCTCATGGCTTGCTGACCACGAAACCCCCCTTCGAAGTCGCAGAAGCATGTCTTTCGCACGTTTCCGGAACGGCCGTATCCCGCGCATATCAGCGCAGTGACTACCTAGCCGCAAGGACGCCTGTAATGACGCGTTGGAGCGCTTTCATCGAGGACTGTGCCCGAAAAGCCTGTCTAGTCGACGAGATCCTTGAGCCCGCACAGCACTAGAGCCGATTTAATTGATCGAGAAGCATGTGCCTAGCCCTATGTTCTTCAGCTACAGAACGCAGGGCTAGAAACGTGCTTTTGCTGACCGAATATCAGTGGATCGACGTCTTGGGAGGTCAACGGCATTGGCAAAGCGGGAACGGGATACAGCTCTGTAAGTAGCTCAAGAGTGTCCAATTCTGGTGCTCTCTATGTTTCAGCCGGAACGTACTTTGCATGTATTGGCTCATCTGGCAGCGATTTAAGTAGCAACAATGGTGTGGTAAACATATCTGCATCAAGATCAAACTCGATCTATGGAGGTTCTTCCGTACAGCCCCCAAGCCTCGCACTACTCCCTTGCATCAAAATTTGATACAAGGAAGCAACGCAATTGCCGGAGGCTGAACCGTTGAAGAAGACCCGTAAATTGATGAATTTCTGGATGCATAAAAATTGACAGCATTAGTGCTTGAAGCGCCCCCACCCGGAACATTTACATTCTGACTGACTATTGAAAACGCTCCGGATGATTCAGTAACCCACGGGGTTCCATTATGAGATCCGCTGATATTCGGGCCGAATATCACGGGATCACATAACGGCACACCATGGATCAGTCAAGCATCAGGAGCGTTTTCGATCGGTGGAAGTTCCACGATCCCCAACGGCAATAGCACTGATAAAAATTTTGTCAACTTCAATGCGTCTAGCAGCTCATCGATCTATGGATCGGCGTCTACAGTACAACCGCCATCGATGGCCTTGCTCCCCTGTATCAAGTCTTAATGCACGCAAGTAACGCCATGCTCGGCGGCTGAACAGTGGACGACCGTCCAAAGGTTGCCGAGCTTAAAGACGCGTCTATCTTCGTGAACTCTCTATAGTCTGTCCCGGAGGCGCCAGAGTTCTGGACTCCGGTTCTAGCAAAACAACCACTCGGTGGTTGCCATTCTGCACCCCAGTCGCCGCCATTTATAAATGTACCTGTGATATTCGGTACCCCAGCCGAGAAAGTCTTACCAACCGATATGGGCGAGGTCGCACCCTCGATAAAACGACCGCTCAAGTTGGGCAATGTGAACGTCGTTGAACCGTTGCCAGAACCAAAATTTGTGCCAATCGCCGCAAACAAATTGGCGTAAGTGGTGCGGCTGACATTTGCACCATTGCACAAAAGCCATCCGTCAGGAATCGACATGACGCCGAAAAACATAATGGCGCCGGCGGGCACTCCGGTAGAAGCGCTCACCTTTTCATCTACGTATTGCTTTGTCGCGGGGTTTGCGTTGGCCGTCGGGGTCTGTACGGTCATCGTGCCCTGAACAGCCAACGCCCCCTTAATCGTGCCGCCGGAAAGTCCCAAGGCAGCAATATTCGCGAGCGCCTGCACTTGCTGAGCGGCAGTCAGCGTCTGAGGCGTTAGCAGCACAACCTCATCCTTAAGCGCCAGTTTGGAGAAAAGCTGCTGCTTGAAGTAGGTCAGGCCAGCCAGATCGAGAAATGAAGCCATGAGACTTTTCTCCTAGAGATTAAGCAAAGAGAGCATCAATGTCGGCGGTGGCAACTGCCGTGACGGAGAACGAACCACCCAACGGATCCCAAGTCGGCGTATCGCCGCTAGTGCGAGCGACGTTCGTGCCCGCGGGATAGGTCTGACCATCGAGATCAAACGCCGCTCCGATGTTGTACGTGTCACCGACAGCCGCATCAGCCGGAAGATCAGTAAAGGTGGCAACCGTGCCCTTCCAAGAAAGCACGCTGGTAAAGTCAGCCTTGAGCGCGTAGCCCGAAAGATCAATGTTCACGCCCTTGGAGTTGATCGGGAGAGCATTGCCATTGACGCTGACGGCTTCAATGACGTTTGCCTGAGCACCAGCTGCAATGCCTTCAAGCTTCGCAAAGTCAGCCTTAGACATCAGGCCGTCAGCAGTAGCAGAAGCAAGGCCGTAAGTCGTGTCCTGAGCCGGGATGCCGAGAGCGGTAATGTCTGCTTTCGTGACAGCCGTAGCGGTCGAAACGGCGCCGGTTTCAGTGACGGTGATCTTGTACAGAGCGGCATCTTCATGAGCTGTATAGGTAGCAGGCTCATAGACGACAACTTCCGTACCGTTGATCTTGACGTTGCCGTTGGTCGTAGATTCTTCGACCTTCGTGGCGCCTGCGGCAATGCCGGCAAGCTTGGCGAAATCGGCCTTTGACATAAGACCGTCGGCTGTTTCGGTCGCGAGAGAGTAGACCGTGTCCGGAACCGTGAAGGTGCCGAGAACGGCGCCCGAGATGGCGCTGAGCGTTACTACCTTGCCGGCAATGGAGATACCGCCCGCGGAGACGGCCTTGATTTTGGAGTCGTAGTGGGAAAGACCGGCAAGGTCAAGAAACTGTGTGGCCATAATTTTCTAATTCCTGGTCGTAAAAAAAAGGTTGTCAATAAGATTGGTTTGGATGGCGGTGGGCTTATCGGATTTGATCTTTACGATCTCCTCCGCGTTTTTGTCGACGCCCGCATCCGTTTGATTTAGTCGCTTTGCCGTGATGAGATCGCCGGGCTGCCAGTTAACGGGGTCGTAGGTATCCTCGGGCACATCCTCGTCCGTCACTGCCAATACCTGCGCTCGCACTGCGGGCGTGGCGGCTTTGGTTGAAAGGCGCTTTAAGCTCCGCCTTTCAGGAGCAGAAATGGTCCGAATGACGTTCACATTGCTTCTCTCCTCTCTTAGTTAAAGACTGAGTTAATTTCTTCTTCTGTCATTGGCGTGAACGATGAGGCCGCGTCTTCGGCGCGTTTTGCGGCATCTTCTGCGGCCGTAGCGGACTTAGCGGCGGCATCTTGTGATTTGCCGGCGTTGGTTTCGGAAGTCTTGGCGGCGTCCTCACTCGATTTGGCGGCCGTCGCGGATTCCTCTGCCGCAGAAGCGGCGCTAGTGGCGGTTGTGGCCGATGTTTCTGCTCCCGAGGCACTTGCTTTGGCCTGCTCCGCATACCATTTGGCGGAATATTCGTATCCATCAACGGTGTAATCGAGCGGCGCCGTTAGGTCGTCTGGGTCTTCCGTCCCGGTAGTCCATGTCGCCCACTTTTTCGCTAGGTCTGCATTTGCAGACGACTGACTAGCGCTTGAGGCCGAGTCCTGCGCAGACGTTTTGGCGTTGTTTGCTTGAGTGGTGGCCTCATCTTTCAAAGTCGTCATGACTTCGACGGCCTCCTCGGTATCTACAACCGCCTGCTGCGCAATTTGTTTTGCCTCGCTCGCGGTAGTTTGCGCATCGCTCGCAACGTTTACTGCGTGATTCGCTGCATCAAGCGCCGAACCGGCGGTAGTAACCGCGTCGGTTGACAACTCAAGAGCTGAATCTGCCGTGGTAACCGCGGTGTCGGCTGTCTTTATGGCTGTTTCGCTGTTTGCCTTCGCCTCATTTGCCGTTGATACCGCCGTTGCCGAATTGGACTCGGCAGTAGTGATTCGCTCATTCCACGAATTCACTACGGTGGTCAAAGAGGTCACCTGACTCAGAGCTGAATTGGCTGTATTGACTGCCGCGGTGGCCGCAGACTGCGCTGAGTCGGCGGTGGTGAGCGCCTGATTGGCAATTCTTAGCGCTTCTTCGGTATTTGCGACGATCTGGTACGTGTACTCTCCGACCTCGTTAATCGCATCTTCGGTCTGAGTCAGGACGCTTTGACCGTCGATTGTCCCGACTGAGTTCCGAACGTAATGGAACTGGAACTTTTTCGTATCAGCAGAGGCCATTTGCGCCCTCTAGGATAATTGGTAATAAAAAAGGCCGATTTCTCGGCCTGTTTGAATCTTTTTTGTTGAGTGAGATTCCATCACACACCCACAGCGGCTCAACATCCTCGGCAGGGAGACACACTCACACGCGCGGGACAATGGATATCACTGGTTCCTTCCCCGTTGACGATCACAAAATCAGTTACGTTGAAGGCGCGTTTTATTCAAACGGAACATGCCCAAACAGTGACAATCGAGACTCAGAAAATGCTTCGTTCAAATGCTCTTTCAGCGCCGCTCGAAATTGGAAAGGTTCAACCAGTGCGGCTGGATCGCACTCACACACGATGTCGCTAAACAATACCGGTGGCGGCAAAGGGCACTCACATTCGCTTGATGGCGCCTCACACTCGCATGCAATTGATCTTCCGCTGCCGCCGTTTTTCAAGCTCGCATATTTCGTGAAGTTGCCCGAGTAATTGTTCGGGGAGCTTCACAAAGAAAGCCAACTTAAAAAATGGAGGAAGGGGCAGGCTGATCTTGTGGCTGTGCGATTCACCTGTAAGGGAGTGCGTATGTCCCTTTCCTCCGCCTGTTGCATCGAGGGACAACGAGTGCGCATGCGACCCCGTTGTGTTGGTTGATCCGGTCCAAGTACGCGACGCATCAAACGAAATGTTGTAGTCAGAAAAGCCGCCTTTGCCGCCTGACGACATCCCGTCTCGGTAAAACGCCCCTTCGGCACCCGGATAGGCATCTTCTTCGTTGCATCCCAAAATTTTGCCGGTGATATTCATGGTCCCGCGATTATGAGAATGCGAGCCGGCGCTGCCCGTAGCGCCCGAATGGGTGTGTGATGGAATCTGATCAATCGAGAGAATCGTTTCACCGACCGTACCGGCAATTTTCGCCTCAGCAGTCGTGACATTTTGGGAGCCTCCTGTTGCACCGGATTCATCGACGGTTGACGGCAAAATGAACTTGCCTACGAGGTTCGGAACGGTACCGCCCAAACCATCATCGCCGCCGTCACACAGCACATAGCGCTCATCTGCAACGCTCTCGCCCCACGGAATCAAGCGGCGCCCATCAGAACCGCCCAGCTTGCAGTTGTAGAAGGGTGTGATCTGCCCCGCGATGACGCTGGGAGCATCCATGTTTTTCCACACGGTTTTATCACTGCCGGGTGCTACTGCGGTGGTGCTGGGCCCATTGGCCACAAGGCACCTAAACTTTTGAGAACCCTGAAAAACTTCGTTGCCGGGCTCATAGTCAAGCACAGCGGAATATTTCATGATGCCGCCCTGTTGGTACCAGACGAGAAATTGCGACAAGAGGAAGAGGGCCCCGTTGAAGTCTTCGCGCTTCGGCGGGATGCCGCCCTCGCCGATCGGCATGGCGTTGACGGGGCCGAAGCCCACTTCTTGCGAGAAGCGGCCCGTACCTGCCTCCATCGCGGTGCTCGGCGGGATCGTCTTGTCGCCGCTTTCGGCGATCGCCGCCGTCAGAAAGTGTTGAGGATATTTGCTCATGATTCCCCTGAAAAAAAGCAAACCCCGGAAGGTGTGATTCTTCCGGGGTTCGATGCCCATTAAGGTTTCCTATGCGATAGCCTGCTTGGCTTTGCCAGATCTTCTCCTGACCACCTCAGCTTGACGGCCCTCTGATACACAATCCAGTAAGACAGCCCTGTCATTTCTGAGATTTCCGAGATCGTTCTCTTCTTCCCTCTGAAATAGATGCGTAAGGTTTTCGATCGGTTGTTCGAGTTCTCCTTCCGTGTGACCCATTGACAATTCTGAGGACTGTATCCCTTGTCGTTGTCTATGCGGTCAATCTCTAGATCATCACTGTACCCAGACGCATCAGCCCACCGCTTGAAAGACAAAAAGTCTTCTTTCCACTCCTCGCAGACGGTGATTCCTCTTCCGCCGTACCGAGAGAACTCCTTGTGGACGGGCCTGTAGCATCGGTTTTTCATGGCGCACCAAATCGAATAGATCCTCGGCCTGTTTGTCCGAGAGCCGAACCCGTGCGTCATTAAGCGGTCTCTTGCCTTTTCGCTGTGATAGCAACCGCAAGACTTCGTGTTGCCGCTCTTCAAAGATGGGCCGTAAACATCTAGCTCATTCCCGCAGTCACACACGCAGTGCCACCTGACGCGACCAGAGGAGGTTCGCTCCCCTTCCCTTGTCACCGTGAGACGCCCAAAGCGCTGCCCAAAGAGATCATCTTTCCGCATGTTTTCACCTTTTATATAAATGAAACATACGGTACATTGTAATGCGTTACCCTATTGGAATACTTCTCCCCGGATTGAAAACGCCCTGATTGAACGGAAGAAGTTGGCTTCCCTCGAACCCGAAAATCTGTTCATCGGGATAGATGATCAGGTAGTTGGCGAGGACGCCAGCTGGTCTATTTAGAAGCCCGTAGGTCGACAAAATCTGCGACTGCATATCGGGAATCGCGCCGATGATGACGACCGATGAAATTGCCATGTCTTGGTAGTCGACGACAAAAACTACCGTATCAGTAAGCATCGAAAGAAGCCGATTTGCCGCATCGGCGGTGGCGTTCGCAATGTTGCAAAGCGCTCGATAAAAAATCAGGAATCGATAGTAGTCATCGTCAAAGCGAACATACTCGCCGTTCACTTTGATGTACCGATCTACGCCTACGCGCTTGCCCCACCAATCCAAAAAAACGCCGTAGGCAGTCTGCGGATCTGCTATTGCTTGATGAAACTTGTCGACGTCCTTCGTCGCGTCAATCCCATCCCGCACTGCCAGAGATAAGTTTTGAAACTGTTGGGAGTGGGAGTATTGGGACTGGATGGCAGCAGAAGCAAGCGAGCTCACATCAGCCATCGCGTCGACGTCTGCTACATCTTCAAAGTTCTGCCACGTTTCAACATCTGCCATAGCCTCACTCCGTGGCGAAAACAAGCGAGATCGTATCCGCCGAGATCGATGGTTCGATGTTGGCAGGGATCTCTACAAACGTCCCTTTCTCCCCTGTACCCAAGCCAATAACGACGTCTCGCAAGGGCGTATCTGTCGCTTTTTGGACGATTGGATAAAACCGAGAGGCATAGGCCGTAGTGGCAAGCTTGATGCGCGGGTTTGTCCCTTCACCCAAAAAATCAGCGATGATTGCTTCTTTGACAGCTATCTGATCTTCATCTGACATGCCAGTTTCAAAGAAGGTCACTTGAACCTTGAAGTCCTCTGATTCCGGACGTGTTATTTGATAGGTGTATTTAGCGTCGAAATGGTCCTTCGCCACATACCCGACCGAATAGTTGCCGGTCGTCCCGCACCCCAAATCCTTACTGCGGTAAATCGCCTCAGCTATATCGCCATCTTCGCCGCCGACAATGCAGATTGCGATCGAATGGGGATCGATCCGGATGCCGTACTTGGTCTGATACTCGTTCGTGAAGTTTTCTAGAACCACACAGTCAAGCACGCCGTCAACGCTTGAAAGCTTTGCCTGAATCGCTTCGAGCGAGCCCAGAGCGTTGATTGCGTAGCTCTGCATGATGCGATTCATGTATTCCCCGTCCGGCTCTTTCACGCGTCCTGTGGCGCCGGAGTCGGGGTTCGTGATCGAATCCCAGCCGGCCACAATGGTCACGATTTTCGTAACTGAGTCCGGCAAAACCTCAATCTCACCATGCTCAACGCTTGAGAAAGTCGTTTGAACCGTCCCCGTTTCGCCGATCGAGGCTCCGCCCGCAGCCGAATGCCTGAATTGATTGCCCAAAGAGTCCTGCACGATTGCGCCATAGGGAATCGTCGTTCCCTTGAGACCTGTACAAATACAAGTCACGATCGTCGGCTCGGAAAGTTTGCGCTCTACGCCATACAGCGAACCGAGTGCATCTAAAAAAGCCCCTCGGCTGGTGCTGAGTGAGGACATGGCCGCCAAAAAGGCGATTTCAGAATTCTTCGCCTGAACCTCTGCGGCAATGATGTCCACCACCTGCCCCATCGGAGAGGTCGCATCTGTATCGAGGACGGGTTGCAACGGATCTGTGCGAAAAGCTTCTTGTACTGAGGCCGCAAGATCCGTTCGAACATCTTGCGTCTCGGGGATGACAACGCCTTTGTTGCTATCGAAGTTCAGCTCGGCCATAGTCACCGTCCGTAGTAATGATGTTGATGGAGCCCGTAAGGCGCCTTGTGTCCTGATCGATTTCAAGCTCGATCGATTCAACCGATTCGACGCCCGGCACGGCCTCCGCTGCTTCGCGCAGTCTTGAAGCTACAACCGCCCTTTGAATGGGCTTGCCGAGCTGGTCAGTAAACCAATCGATGCCGCGTTCGCTTTCAAAGTAGAGATCGTTTGTGAAGCATCGGCAGTCATTCGCTACGGCCTGACAGATCGCAGCTGTGCTTTGACACATGACGATCTGCCCCGCACTATCGATTTGAAACCCCCAGTTGTCTGTGAGCTTCGGTGTGTATGCCGTATGCGTCATTTGTTTCTCTTCGTCTATTGAGGCGTCCCTGTCGTTCCGGAACCGCCCTGTACGCCACCGTGAACATGGCCTTGCAGACTGATTCCGCCCGCCTGCACATCGCCTGTGGTTTTCATGCTGCCGTCGACTGTGGCGCCAGAGCCGCCGCTTACAGCAAGACCGCCCGTGCCCGTAATTTGGCCAACAACCATCAGCGTTTTTTCAATCTTCGTATCGCCGGTGATCGTCACTTTGGGGCTGTCTACTTTCGTTGAGCCAGAAGCGTTTATCGTCGCCGTCTCGGTATTCACCGTCGCAGCACTCGAAGCATTGACAACGATGTTCTCGCAGTCAATGGTGATTTGGGGGCTTTCGACGTGCTCCGATTTCGGTGCCACGATGTGCAAGGTGCCGTCATCTTCGATATGAATGAAGGTTTTCGGCGCCGACCCCCAAAAGCCGCCGAGGAAAAAGCCATCAGAAATGTCGAAGCATCGGAAAGACCCCGGTTGAACCGGTTCGTTTCCACCCGAAAGCACGCTTACATCCTGCTGCGCAAAGACTGCAAGACCGATATCGCCGGGCTTGGGGTCGCAAATGATTGCCGCCGAGCCGTGTTGATAGCGGAACCAACGCAACTTAGGGATGCTTACAGTCGGCAAGGCCGTTCCGTCCGCCGCGCGCATTTTTACGAGCGGCGTTGCGGACAGATATGCTGCGCCTCCGCCCTCGCCCGGGCGCTCGATTGTGTCTACGCGCACGGGGATGGCTGTATTGACCTTGTTCGTGATGATCGACCACACAAAGAAGTTCAGCGCATTCAGCTCGCTCGATCCAGTGAAGTCGGTCGCGTTTTGAAGTCGTTCAGTCATCGAGCCACATGCCTTCGAAGGAGGTTAGCCAAGCCCCAGAATTGGGAGTGTTTGCAGAGAGTTCGTGTGACAAGCTCACGATCTTCCAAACGCCAGAGGCCGACGGCACGATTGACGAAACCCGTACTGCCGCGCCAATCCGGAGATCAGGACGAAAGTAGCTGCTGACCTGTATGCCTGTGCCGGAGAAGGTCGGATAGCCAATCATGCCGGTATCGGCCGACACAACCGGAATTCCGCCCTCTGCTTGGCGCACCTTGCCTCTGGGCACAAGGGCGATTTGATCATCATCGATGATGAGATCAGCCCCTACAGCATCAGCAACGGCGCGCATTTTTGTGATCGGATCGCCCGTTATCACACAGTCTGAAAGCGTTGCGTCAACGCCCTCGTTTTTAAACGTCTTTCCGGTCTGACTCGCGAGCATTTGCAGAACTTCGCCCACGTACTGCTGACCGGAAACCGCATACTGCGGCGTCGGATCCAAAATCGGATAGGCGCCGGTCTTTGCTTCCATTTTGAGCACTGGTGAGGATCCGTTTAAATCTGCATAAGCAGAGGTCACTTCGCCTTGAAAAATGGAAGAAAGGGTGCCGCCGCTCTCTCCTGCTTCAATCGCCAGAAGATTCCAACGACGCCCAAGCGGACGGAAGCTCAGCACCGTAAGCTGAGCCATCACGTCAAGCGTCAGGCCGTAGATTTCAATCGCACACTGCGCGAAGTCGACGCCGCCGGTCTTTGAGATCGATACGTGAGTAGCAAAACCCTCAAAGACCTTTTGGTTATTCATTCCCGACTTATCAAGAGTGACTGTGGCCCGAATGACCTTCTTGCTGAACGTCATGCTTGCCATTCTTCACCCTCAGAAAGGTAGTAGAGCTTGAAACGCGATCCCAACTCGTCGTATCTCGGATGCTCCGAGCCGAGCGTATCTACGAAAACCAAGTGACCGGAAAGGTCGTTTGTTTTGAAGGCCGGCACGGGGATTCGGTTGTTGCACAACTGTTCAGAGAACACGTCAACCTGATCTATCGTGCCGGATGCATAAAGACCATTCCCCATCTGCCTCAGCGTAATAACGCAGTTCTGACCGTCAAGGACGATCGAGAACTGCTGATGAGGAAGCGGAGATAAAGGAACCAATTGCAATTTATCCTCCAAAGGTGGCCTTTTTTATGCCTTTCACAATGCTTTCATCCGTTTGTTTCCGTCCGACGTCAGCTTTGCTCGCGCCGGATGGATTCTTAGGAGCCCAAACGGCGGTTGCTCCGCCCACCTGTGCGCTGCGCACTTCTTGGAGCGTAAGTTCGATGATCAGCATGTTGCCGCCCGAAGAGGCCGAGCGCGTTACCGACAACCCGACAACCGTCATGCGCTCGCGCACCGAGGCAGGGGTTACGACGGTGAAAAGCTCGGTACTTCTCAGGGCGCGCTCAACGATTGCCAAAGCGGCCTGCTGTTTGGAGTAGTCGCCGGAGAAAAGCAAAGACACGCTGATCTGATTCGGCTGCGGCACCTTGTCATATGCATACAAGGCGCCGTTTTCCTGCGGTTCTGTAGGCACAGAAGCAGATGAATCGTCTGCGAAGTCATCGATCGAGTCGTAATCGCAGATCTTTTGTCCGCTTGCCGTGACTACAGCCCACGTTGCGTTGTTGGACTGCGCCATCTGGTCACCCCTTCTGTACTACGCCAGTAGCGGCATTTGCGATCAGGTCCTTCCCTCGCATCATGGCGCGGTTGACGCCCTGACTCACAGCTTCGCCGACAGCCTTGGGATCAGCATCCGTTTGGATATGCGTTTCAACTGTCACGCGCAGGTTGTTTTTTACCTGCGGTTGGTTGTTCGCATTTGCTGTAGAGGCCGCCAACGCTCCAGCCGGATATACGCCTGCCATTTCCGGAGACATCTGAATTGCCGAATTGGCCGAATTCGCCTGCAACATCTTGTTGATGTATTCAAAATCTTCGGCAGAATTCTGTCCTCGCCCTGTAAAGAGCGATTTCATGTAATCCAATTGCCGGTTAGACAGTTCGGCATTTCTTGGTGGCGGCGATTCAGGCGGACCAAACGCACGCCGCTCCTCCTCGTCCATCTGCTGATTCAAATACGCTTCATAGCGAGCATTGAAATCATCCTGATCGGCTTTTGGTTTTGCCCTCTTCGTTTTGGCCTGTTGCTTCGGCTCCTCTTTCTTTTCGTCATCGTCGCCGAAGCCGAAGAAAGATTTCACTTTGCCCACGGCCTTATCGGCCATGCCCTTAGCCGTATCAGCAACCTTGCCAAAGTCGATGTCAAAGATTGACGCGATGGCATCCTTGATCGGCGTGATGAAGATGGCTAGAAACGACTCGTACAGATGCTTAGCAAAGGCGTCGAACCCGCCGCTAATGGCGCTGGGGAGGCCTGTGAAAAACTTCTCGATGCCATCCATCACCTTTACGAGCATCTTGAAAGGCGCTGCGATGAAGCTTCCAATCATGGAAGCCCCAACCTTCATGCCCTCCCAGAACTCTTTTGCGGCCTTGGTTAACCCCTCGAAATTAATCAGCTTGGCGAACCCTGAAACGACTGCTTTGAGTTCCTGCCATCCGTCTTTAAAGACTCCAACAATCCGCGAGGGAATGCTGAGAACAAAATCAATAAACGAATTCAGGTTCTTTCTAAAGGTATCGATCTGCTTGTCGCTAAAGCCTAGCCAAGATAAAAAGTCACCAAGAAGGCTGTTGCCGCCTCGCAAGAAAGCAAAGAGATCGTCCAGCGCAAGCCCGAGAGCAACCACTGCGGCGATTGTTGCACCGACGGGGTTCATTGCAACGATGGCGTTGAACCCCTTCATGACCGGCATGCCGCCCTTTACGACGTTCATCAGGACGGTAAATGCCTTGGATGCTCCCAACACGCTCTTAAGATACGACGCGCCGAATACCGCTGCGACCATGCCGCCCAAGAGCTTGATGCCCTTGGAGTGCTCACTTAAGAACCTCACCCCGTCCGACAGTGCTTTCAAGACTTTTGTCATGACTGGCATGACAACGGTCATGAGAATGCCGCCCAATGATGAGGCCTGATTCGTGAACCACTTCCACTGCCGGTTAAATTCACGGGCTATCTTGACCTGTTCATCGGTCATTGCCACGCCTTCAAATGCTTTGGCAGCATCTTTGGCGGAATCGCGATACTTCAAAAAGACCGCGGCGCTGTCTGCCGACAAGCCCTGAGTCTTTAAAAACCACTCGGCCTGTCGCTGATTGAGGCCCTTGATGTGTTCGCCCATGCGAAAGAACTCTTCCTCGCCCTTTCCGGTCGTAAGAATGAAGTTCTCTAAGGCGCCCTTGAAAGCCTCCTGACTGCCGCCAGCATCCTCATTCGCCTTCGCCCACGCGTCAATCTTCTGGGCTGACATGCCCAAACGATCGGACAACTTGGCCAGAGCGTCACCGCCCTGCGAAAACTGCTGGAAGAGCTTTTGCCCGGCGAAGGCCGCTAAAAGCGGACCGCCTAAGCTTTTGAGGATGTTTGTAACGCCGGACGCCTTGGCGCCGATCGTATCCATAGCTCTAGAGACAGTAAGGGCAGCCTTCTGCCCTGCCGTCCCGATTTCCATGATGCGGTCGGCCACATCGTCCGATGCCCTGCCGACAACAATGCTCGTCTTCGACGCCGTCGCGGCAATCCGGTCGATTGAATCGCTTGAGTTTTCGGCGGTAGCGGAAACGCGCTCGATAGCCGCTGAAACAGACCGCAATCCGGCCTGCATTTCAGCGACATCCAGACCGATGCGGATCATCAAATTTTCAAGAATTCCGTCGGCCATTTTCTTCCCCTAGCTTCTGTGCCAGCCAATTGTGATAGTTCTCAATGAGTAAACATTCGTCAAGGTTGGCCGCATCTTCGAAGGTGAGCGTTGTCTTAAGTTCCGCAAGCGTTGCCAGCCGCGCGGTAATGATTCGTCCGCACATCGGAGGCACGTTGGCGAAACTTGCCGTTGCTTTTACTGCACGACAGGCTGCTGCGAAGCCGGCGCCTCTGGGGAGCTTGACTTCGCGGCGTCCTGCAAAAAACCGAAGTTCGCTTTCAGCGCCTCCATCCGCAGACGAATGAGCGTCGTCGGGAGCTGCACCATTTGAAGCGTTGGTGTAACGTTTTTGCGCACGCCCTCAATGTCAATAAGGCAGCAGTCAAGCAACTCATCCAAGAGCGGCTTGGCATCCTCGTACTTAACCTTGCAAAGAGCAGCCAACAAGTCACCAAAATCGCGCTTGTTCTGAAGCTGAACCACTTCAGCGCCCAAGAGCAGGCCGGCGCGGATCATCCACGCCTCGGCCGAAAAGGCGCCCATCTTACGAATGACAAACTTGAGCTTTCGCGTCTTTCCTTCGAAATCGACGCCATCATCAAGCTCAATCTTGACCTCATCATCCATTTACGCCACCTCCTGAAACTGCATCGTCCACGTTGTCGGCTGGAGCGTGCGGCCCAGCGCCGGAATGGTCGGACCGGAAACGAGCACGCCGCGGCGGTAGACCACGGTCTTATCGAGTGCAGGCAGAACGACAGTCAGCGTCAGTGCGTATGGCTTTTTGTTGTGCGCCATTGCGTCTCGGATCGTCTCAAAAACTTCCAAGCTCGGGGAGTTTGCTTCAAGCGTGATTGCAACCGGCTGAGGGTTGTAAATCACGCCCGCAACCAAGCGCCCATCAACGCCCTGACGAGCTTCGGTACGGTCGACCGGATCGGACGACATAACAGAGTCTGTAGAGAATCCGTTAAGCTGCACGCCGCTCGGATAAAGAGTTTCACAAGCCAAAACCAGCTGCGCATTGGCGCTGGTTACGTCAAAATATTCGGCCATTTTTTGCGCCCATAAAAAAGGCCGCTCCTGATGCGGGGCGGCCGTGGGTTGGTTTTAGGTATTTGGTTAGAGGACGGCGGTGACAGGAATTTCCAGTCGCTGGACGCTTCCTGCATATCCGTAGTAGACGGATACGATCGGGCTTCCGCGCTGTACGCGCACATTGGCGTCCGGCATCGCAACGCTGTACCAATACCCATTTGTGTACAGACTGTTCGAAATGTCTGTTCCGACCTCTTGCAGAATCTGCGTTTTCTGCGACTGGCTGAGCTCCAGACCCGTATCAATTACGCCATTTCTCAGGCCGGTTTCTATCGGATCCTGTAGCCATGCGGAAATAAACGCTTGGCCGACCGCGTTGTACGGGGCGCGATTGATTGACGTGAAACCGTCCATGCAAGAACGCTGGATCGCGTTGCGAAGCCAAATCGAGCCGTAAAGCGTGTCAACGAAGCCGTAATAATCACTCGTAAGCGCCCCCGTATTCATGAAGGTGAAACGAGAGTTTCGGGTGGCGAAAATGCCGTAGTACGAGCATCGGACAGCTTCCAGAGCGTCCGCCTGCGTTTCGTCGGAGACAAGCGGCGTCAGTCCAGATGAGCTCTTGGCAAACCAAGCCTTAATGCCCTGTTCGCGCTGCCAATCGATAGAAGCACCGACGGCAAGCACAAAGGCCGCAAAGTCATAGTTGCCGTAAATGCAGACCGTGCAGTTAAATTCCTTGCCCATTAAAAAAGCCGGCTTGGTGCCGGCTTGCGTCAGGGTGTTGGTTACCTTCTCATCAGTCGTCCAGTCGACGTAGACGTAGTCATCGTCAATGTCTGCCCAAGCAGAGAATCCCTCAGCTTCGTCCGCCGACGCCTCCCACAGGGTCGTAAAGCCGACCCAATTACGCGTGACTGCGCCGACAGCTTCAAGCGCTTCGGTCTGCGTCTGGGCATCTGCGCCCTGCGACAGGACCGCGCCTTGATCAATAGTAAGGCCGAGCATCGATGCCAGATCCGTGCCTTCAATAGCGACCGTGGAGGTGCCGACGATAGCCGCTCCGACCGTTGCTCCGCCGACAGCCTCCGGCAGATCAATTGTCGCGTCCTTGCCGACGGCAACCGTCGTGAATGTGAAGGTGTTGGTATTGCTGTCGTAACTGCCCGTCACGCCATCAATCTTGTCAGCGATGATGGATGCCGCTTCGCTAAGGCTGGTAGCAGCGCTCAAATCGATGCCAGAGCCCGTAACGGTGGCTCCGGAAATAATCAGCGTCAGAGTTCCGTCAGTGACAGCCTTGAGTGTAGCAAGTGACGATTTGAGCTCTGCGCCGCGCACCCAAGCTGGCGCATCGGCTGCGACATAGCGTCCGATCACCAGCGTGTTAATTGACTTCTGTGAGTTATTTACGCCGGTAAAGTACTGCTGAGCGAAGATCGCCTCATCGGACTCAGCGCCGAAAAGTGCGCTTACGGCGGATGCGCTGGAAAATTCCATCGCGGGCTGAGAGGCCGGGAGCAAGGAGCTCTTAGTGAGCACCATGCCGTTGGTTTCAAGATCGGCACTGCCGCCGCTGATTACGCGCGGAGATACCGAGACAATGTGCGACGCAGGAATCGTCATCTATTTACTCCTTGGGAGGAAATTTCACGTCGACGTTTGCGATGTCGACACTGACAGAATCGAAAGACGGCTCCTGAACTTGGAGCACTTTCTTTAGCCCAAAGTGGAGCGTCAGACTCCATCGGGATACGTATTGGCCTGCGTCCATTACTGCCGTAAGGTTTTGCAAGCTATCGGCGTACTGAAGATCAAGCCCGAAGGACTTGAATAGCTGGACGCCATAAGATGAGCGGGCAAAAGCTTCGTAAGCCTGTGCCCGCTGTTGTGCTGAAATGAGGTCGGTTGAATAACAATCAACCTGTATGGCGATAGTGAAGTAAACGCTAAGCTTTACTGCTTCATCACCGGGATCGAACGATTCGATCGTTGTGCCGTTGCGTTCGGTTGTGATTGGCGTAAAGACGCAGAAATCGTCACCATCAGAAGGGAGCCCAACATTTTTTAAAAAGCCATTCAGCAAATGCAGTTTGTCGGTGTTGGGAAGCTTGGGCAGTGCATATGTGCTCAAAAATGCGCGCATAGCCCTCTCAATTTGGTCAACGGTCAGATCGTCCATGGTGTGGGTTCTCCTGTTCCGTCGCTTATCCAAATTTTTTGTCGCGTGGTCTGCATCTGCACTTGAAGGCAAACCCAGCCGGAAAGCGTGAAGTCCTCAATGACGGCATTTACCAGCCACAGGCATCCGCGCTCATCTTTGATGTAATCGCCTGTCTTAGAGAGCGGTCGAAACATTGACCATGCTTTCGTATCGGCGAATAGGTACATCTTTCGCAGGGTTGCTGCCATCGAGATATCCTCGACGCGCTGAACCACATCCGAGCCGAGCGATTGGAGCTGAGCCTTTACCGGAACACCGGCCGCAAAGATTTGAACGGGATTGCCTCGATCGTCCTCGCCGTAATCTCCAACAGAGCGGTAAAGCGTCGCTGATATGTCTGGATGCACTGAGCTGATCGCGCCGCGCACGATGGAGTGAAGATTCAAACCTGTCATGTCGCACCATCAAATCAACCAAAGACCAGCGCAAACCACAAAAAATGCGAGTGCTGCTATGAGCAAGGCACACGAGTACACCAGCACTCTTCCGTGAAGGGGTAATTCCTTGTTTTGCATAGCATTAGACACATCAACTGTGATTCGTACTAAAATAGATTTCATCTGAAATGAACCTTCAGATATGCAAAAGCCCGCGGGGAGTGATGATCCTCGCGGGCTATCTTTTTGCTTGTTGTTCAGCTCATTCGAGCTTGTATGTGATTGCGTTCAGCAGTGATCCGGAAAGAACCAGCGGCTTATCCGTATCAGAATTGCCGCCCGAGCCCTTTCGATCTCCTTTGAGCGCCTGATAAAGCGCCATCGTGAGTGATGAGCGTTTGGGAAACTTCTGTTTGGAAGTGCCGCCTTTAATGATCGTTTCGCGGATATCTTCGGCTGCGACCATGCCCACTCGGATCAGAGCAAGTTCAAAGTTGAACGGATCGCGAGTTAAAGAATTCTGCATGACGTCTTTCCATTTCTTCCGCTCTGCGGAGAAAGTTCCTCGCAGGAAAGGACGAGGCGGATTGACAAGCGACGAGCCCGGCGCGGGCGCCGATCCGCCCAAGACGCCAGCTAAATACCGTGACTGCTTCTCTGTTACGCGCTGAACCCAGCCGTATTCGACGTATTTCGCATACTCGGCTACGTCGCTTTTGTCGTCGATACCGACCAACACGCTCTTGGGCATTCGCTGTTCAAGTTTTTTTTGCAGACTCGCCAAGTTGCCTGACGCCTTGATAGATATCGTCATAAGTTCACCCCCACGGGTGGTATTGCTTTTGTCCGAACATACGGCCGCCAAGGCGATACCGAGCTGTCATCATCCAGTATTGAGCGCCGCAGCGCGTTTGCAGCCACCATTGCTCAGACGTGGAATTGCCTTTAATGAGATCAAAGGACGTAGAAACAGAGCCTTCGGACGCGCTCTGAACGCGCCCGGTTTGCTGCATCGGCAAGGTGCTGAGCGTTGCTAAGTGACAGAGCGCGTAATAGAGCAGATATTTCCGATCCTTAACTTCGGGCGGGTTGTATGGCGCAAAACTCGACTTGTCTGTATTTCCGACAAGCGCGACGGCCTGATCCCAAAGAACTTCTAACAGAGCATCGGAAATTACTTCTTCGGTCAGCCCTGGGTACCAGATGCGGAATTCGGCCACGTCCAAAACGACGGAAGCCATATCACACCTCCTGAACAGGTGCGGGTTCGATGCCGGGCACGGACTTGGGATCTACAGGAGATAGCCCCGTGCGCATTTCGCCGATTTCATCGCGACGGGCGCGGAATTCCTGCTGACTCTTTACTTCCATTAGCAAGGGCGGAAACGACGTGAACAGCTTGGACTTGCCGTGCTTACGCTTGATGCATTCCCAATCCTCTCGGCTCATGCTTGTCAGGACAGCGTTACCCTCACCGAGCAGAATGCCCTTTGACTTACCAGCGAGGCTTTGATTGATGCCGGGCAAGGTGATCGTCTTTGTGCCGCCGGTGCCGTTGTCTACGTCGTCGAAAGTAATGCCGAGCTGGAGGCCACAGGCAATGTAGACCGTCTCGCCGCCGCTGGAGCCGCGAGCGCGCTTTACGGGTTCCTCGGTGGTGTCCGTAATGACGGGGGTGGTCTGAGCGGTCTGGGATTTCTTTTTCTGAGCCATGATGAAAATCCGTAACGAAAAAAAGGGAGGTCCCGAAAGACCTCCCTAAGTGGAGTTGAATGATTTTTTTGTCGCCGACGAGCGTTAGACGCCGAGCATCGTGGCGACGAGATTCGGCCGACGAATAACGCAGCCGAAAGTCGACGCCGTGGCCTTCTGTTCCCAAGAGGAAATCTTAGGAACGAGTCGACCGAGCATATATGCGCGGCTGTAAGCCGTTTCGCCTGTCTTGTCGCCCAGAAGCTCCGGAACCGTGAGGTAAAGCATTTCACCGGAGGTCGTTGAGAGCTCGGGGAGCTGAACCACCGTCAGAGCCGGATAGTTGCCCTTGAGAAGTTCAAGAGCCGACTTGCCGAAGTTGTTCGGCTGAGTCAGATAGTTCAGCTGCTTGTTGCTGATGCCCAGAATCATCGGCGTATTAGCATCGATGAGGCCGCCGTTGCGAGCCATCAGTTCGCCAATCAGCTTGTTCACGTCGTTGAAAACGAGCGTGGAGGCGTTGTTCGGATCGGCGTTGATCTTGGATTCCCAAGTCGTATTGCCGCCGATAGAGTGCGGCGTGATGGATGCCGGAAGGTTCGGGTCGTTCAGCAGACCATAAATTTCCATTCCCTTGACGCCGTAAAGCTGGAAGGCGTTTTCGGCACGAGCCATCACCTGAGCCGAAGCGTACTGCTTACGAGCAGCCAGATTGATTTTGGCGAGCGCGGCCTTGGAAACTTCCAAATCGCCATACTTAAGCGTCGTTTGATAGCGGAAGTTCTGGCGAACAGGATAGTTGTAGTTCACATCCACCGCGGTGCCGTTGCCGAAGTCGGCGTAGGGCGAAACCTGACCGGCGATTTCTTCAACCATAAAGGTCGCGAAATCATCTTCGAACTTGCCAATCTGAGACTTCTCGAAGATCCGCCCGGCGTTCATGGCGCCAAAGAGCACCTCACACACGCGCGGATCGAGGTACGTTACCAAGAGCGCAGGAATGCCGATGTTTGCGGATGTCGTCATAGCCGCGTCGTTAGCGAGCTTGGCATTGATTTCGCTCATCGGGGCAAGCGTGTACTTACCGTCTACTTCGGTGTACGGGAAGAAATCGACCGCGCTCACCGAGCCAATGCCCAGCTCCTTAGCGCGTTCGAATTCAGTAATTTTCGTGGACATATCTTTTCCTCAAAAAAAATGCCTCCCGAAGGAGGCATGGAGGTAATTTGTTTCGTCTGGATTTACGGGAGCGTTGCGATTGCAGTGCCGATCGTTGCGACGCCGGACTTTACGGCCGTGATGGCGTAAATCTTCTTGGTGGTCGCATCAAGCACCGTATCGCCGACTGCGTAAGGCAGGACTGCGTTTGAGGGCGCCAGCGCGTCGGCTGCAATGTCCGCCTGATCGTCTGTGAGAGCGGCTGCGGACACGCGGAAAGAGGCGCCTTGCTTGCCAGCCGCGCCGTCCTTACCGTTGGTGCCGTTTTTGCCGTCAGCACCGTCGGCGCCTGCGGCACCGGCAGCACCCGTATCGCCCTTGTCACCCTTGTCGCCTTTTGCTCCGGCATCGCCCTTGTCGCCTTTATCGCCCTTGGCTCCCTGAGCGCCTTGGGCGCCTGCGGGGATACCAAAAGCAAAAGAGCTTCCGTCGAAGGTGACGGTAGGGTCTTCGCCGGCGGCAAGCGCCGTGGCAGTGGCCGTAGCTTTCTTCAGCTCATCAACAGCAGAAGATGCGGCATTAATGCCTTCTTCGGCGTGATTAAGTAAGTCGGCGGTGATCAGGTCACCGTTCTTCCAAGCAGTAACCGTGTACGCCATTACGCACCCACCTCAGCAGAGCCTACTTCGGCTTCACCAACAACCGCAGCGCCCGAGGCGGCGGAGGCAGCAATCGAAACACCGAAGTTTTCATAGATCACGATGTCACCCTCGACGGCATCAATAACGCCCTGCGGCATACGAACCTTCCAGCCCGTATCCGTTGCGGCGCCGGCGTCGCCATAAGTGACCTCGCCCGTGGCAGGATCGCAAAGAACCGCCTGCCCTTCGGTGGCTGCCCCCGCCGCCACAGCGTAAAACTGACCGCGAACGGCAATGTTCAGACCAAGACCGGCCTGATAAGCGTTGGACGCTTCGACCAACGGATTAGGAAGCGTCGAAATCAAGTTGCGCTCAACGAAACCGAGGACGCGAGCACCGGCCTTGCCGGTGGCCGATGCGGCGTTAAAGCCTACAGGACCGTTTTCTTTAACGTCCTTCGCAAAAGCGAAGCCGCCGGCAAAAACCGTGCCGTCGCTGAGATAGTTAAAGGCCGTGTAGGTGGCCTGTCCCGGATTTACTTCGGTACCCGGCAAGCCAATGGCCGGCATCGAAGCAACAGACTTCTGGAAACCCATGTTTACTGCTCCTTATGGATCTTGTTGAAAAGTGCGCTGAGCCGACCGGTGCCCTGCGGCTTATTGGGAGCGGCGTCATTTGCTTCGCGGCTCGCTCCCTTTTTCTTGCCTTCTACGAAGGCTGTATAAGCGGAATGTGCGTTTTCGGGCTTGATGTTGCGGATGTTGACGCCCTCGCGCTTAAGCGCTTCAAGGTAAATATCGTCGGCGCTGTCGAAAGCTTCTGGGCGAACTCGGCCGATGGACTCCTTGCATTCTTCGGCGGCGTCATAGGCGGCGCGGATGCGGCGGAAGATTTGCTTTTCAAGCTTCTTCAGAGCTGCATCTTCACCAAGCGCCTTTTCTTCGCCCTCGGATTCGTGTTCTTCATCAAGCTTTTCGGGCTCTGCCTTTTCCTTCTTTTCACCGAAGCGCACGCCTTCGGCAAAAGCCTTCTGGACCGCTTCGGGCGCCTCATCAAGGCCGCAAGCCTTAAGAGCGTCACCGATCAGATCATCACCGTCAGCGCCGTCATCTTTATCTTCGTCGTCGGCAGCGGATTCTGGCGGCTGATCGCCGGCGGGATCTTCGTCACCCGTTTCTCCCGCGTCGGGAGCGGCTGATACGAGATCGGTCAGCTGACCTTCAAGTACAGCCAGATCGTCGTCACTCAAGCCCTTTTCCTTAAGGGAGTCAAGAATCTTCTTGATCTCGGCGCCCTTGTCGTCGTCATTGGCGTTGGTTTCGTCGTCAGTCTTGTCCACAACATTCCCCTTTTCATCGGTCGTGTGTAGGTTTTTGATTTCTTCGGCGGCTTTACTGATCGTGTCAGCTAGCGCCGTCTCCTTCTTTTCAACCGCCGGATTGTCGTCGTTGGCGGTTTCAGGCTTCTTTTCATCGGCCATAGCGCTTTTCTCCAAAGCTGAATCCGCCACCAAAACATCGTCGCCGGCGCGACCCTCTTCAACAAGAGCTACGTGATTGGCGGAAATATCACGCATGATGAAGTCGTAAGGCTCCCCGTTTGGGGTAGTGCCCGATTCAAAGTCGGGCGTGTATCGGTAGCTCAGACTGAGCTCACGCATCGAGCCGTCGTTAATTCGATCGATTGCCTTCTGTACTGTGAAGTGCAGTGAGTTATCGAGATAAGGGGGATTCCATGCCGCCGTATCACCTGTGGAGCCAATACGCGTATCGAGCGCGGGCGCTTTCGGATAGTCCCGGTGGTGATTGAGCTGAATCGGTATGCCCTGAACACTTCGAATCGTCTCAGGCTTACTCAGCTCTTCGGGCGGGCAGTACCCTCGGTAAATCTTGTCCGGTTTGAGTCTGAGCTGTTCGCTGTTTGGGATCTCAAAGCCGTAATAAGGCCGCACCTGCGCTTTGGTGAGGTGCGAAACTTTGACGTGCAGGTTGCCGTTGTCATCGATCCACCGATTCGGCTCTGACGTATCAAAAGCTAGTATTTCTTGTGTCATGTCGTTTTCAGCAGATCAGGTGGAATGATTGATTTGTATACACATCGGCAGAACGGAAGCTCTCCGCACTGGACGCAGCGCCCCGCTTCCGAGTCGTACATCCCTTCAGAAAGCTTGAAGCGCTTGCCATTCATGGAGATGTGAGATTGCCGCGAGCTGTATTTGCCCGGAACATGAATCCAAATACCTTCGGTGATGCCGACAGCCAAGCTGTTAGCGCGCTGAATAGCCTGATTGACCTTTACCGACTGATCGAGTGCAACGCGCTGTGCACGCGCGGCATCGAAGCCCTGAGAGGTTTCAAGCGTTCTGCGTACTGTTGCGAGGTCTGCCCCGCTCGATAAACCTTCCGACAAAACGTCTTGAAGGCGTGCGAGGTCGGTGCCCGTCATTTTGGTGATGAGCGTCGTGGCATCTTCAACGTACTTCGGCAATTGCTCTGCGGCCGGCCGAGAGATGTACTGACCACGAATAATCGGAACGTCGAACTTGCTCTTTAGCCACCCTTGCGAGATGCCTGCTGCGGCAAGCGCGCGGCGCTGGCTCAGCGTTACGTCGCGCGCCGCCGAGCGGCAAAACCAGTACGAAATTTCTTTGGCTTTCTGCTCTGCGGCAATCAGCCAGCGCGCGATTTTGACTGCGCTGATTGAGCGGATCCTTTCTCGCAGCGTCTCGGGATCGATGCCTTTGGCTAGACCTGCATTCACCTTCTCGAAAATTCGGCGTTCTCGCGCCGTCAGCTTCGGCAATGCATCCGAAGCCTCCGGAACAAGTAAGCCTTCGTTCAAAAGCTCGGTGACAATCTCGCCCATCGCTTCCCGCAGGAAACTTCGCGAGAACGCAGACAGTTTTTTCTCAAACGCTTTTCGAGTGCCGACGTTTGGCTCAATGGCTCGAATCGTCTTCACTCTTGCTGTCATTTGAGTTCATTCCTTGAAGGAGCTGGCGTCCTTCGTCAGGCGGATTGGCGGCACTTTCGGAGGACTGCGGCGCGAGTGGCACCGATTGGTTTTGCAGCAGATCGTCCTTCCCCGAAAGGCCGCCGAATTCATTGAACATGTCATCTGGCTCAACATCCGGTGCATCGTCTGAGAGCCAGTCCAAACCCATAATCGGAGACTTTTTCACAGCCTCGCGAACCTCTTCAGCGCTGATGGCTTGGATGCTGGCAAGCTGTGTAAGCGTGCCGGCAATGGACTGCGCCGACATGGCATTCTGAGCTTCACGATCAACGCCGAGCTCGTTGAACTTCACGCTGATCGAGTCATCGAGTTCGCCGAATTCAACAATCTGAATAGCTTTGAGGCACTTCAAGATCGCGTCTCGGCGAAGCTCTTGCTTCGATTTGATGTAGTCGTAGTAGTTCGTGATGTCGCTTTGCCCGGTGGCGTTAAAGCCGCTCGGGCTGATGCCGAGCAGTTTTACCGCGGGCGTGCGGTTGATGGCCGCAATCATTTCAAGCGACTGCCGCACCACATCCGTACATCCAGCTAACGACGTCTGTATGTTCGCTACATCTTCTTCGTCCTTATCGACCGCGAAAACAGAATCATTGTCTCGATAGCGCTGAAGAACAGCCATCTTCTGATCAAGGGTCGCGATGCCGTTCGGGTCACTCATCAAAGAACTCATATTGGTCTTGTAGACCAGCAGAGAGATCTTGGTGAGCAGATTCGCCGTCGCTACGCGGCAAGAGTTCCAGTGAATGACGTAGTCCCAAAGGATCTGCGCCTGCGGAATCCCGAGGAAGTTGTAATTCGGCAGCAGCAGTTGCGGCGGCCGATTGTCGACGACGGGAATCAAGCGTGAGGCATGAACCTTCTTGCCGAGCACCCACCACGATTTCGGCTGCATGTAGTCTTTGCGGAGCGGATCTGTGGAGTTGTATTCGACTGGCGCGCAGTTAATCGGATCAACGACGATAAAGCGAAGGGGCGTGTCCTTGCCGAGCTCCGCGCTTTTCACGTTGATAGCGAGCGGAAGTTCTAAGTCCTCCTCATCGCATCCTGTGTCAATGAAGATGAAGCAGCCGCCCATGTACCCAGTGAGATCGATGGCGTCATGAAATACCTTTTTGAGATGGTATTTCGTCTCCTGCAAATCGTTCAGCATGTCGACGGTTTCGCCGTCGGATTTATCGCCGCCGATGATGGTCAGCCATTCACGCGTAATGTCATCGGAGACGGTTGAAATGCATGATCGAATCATGCCGTTCTGGGCAATTTGCTGAAGGACGCCGTAACCGATAAAAGAAGTTACGGGATACTGTCCGAGATCAGAAGCGTGCTGAGTAAGCGTGTTGTAGATCGCGTCGTAGTAGCCGGCTCTGTCACACGCTTCGGCAAGCTTCTCGCGCTCTTTTCCGTCCTTGGGATACCCCAAAGTAAGCGGCGGAGCAAAGTGCTTTTTGACGTCATCGAGAGATCTCAGCACTTCGCATGTGCGCGGCGGGATGAGCATCGTGCCGGCGCTCATTGACTGAATAGCGCGTTCACGCTGAGCGCGGAACTTTTTGGCGAGCATCTTTTCTTGCTCCTCGACCTTGCGAAACGCCTTTTTGCGCTTCTTGTCCGCCGCCTTTTCTTCTTTGGTTTTGCTCATAGGAGCCCCCAGTTTTGGAGATGTGCAAGCACATAGCCCCCAGAAAGAACAAATGCCGAGAGTGCGATGCCCGCAGCACTCAACCAAAAAACAACTCTGAAAGCTCGGAAACTTAACGGTCGGTTGCCGATATCAGTGTTCTCAAGCATTGCGGAGGTCATACGTAACCCTGCTACAAGCCCGCCAATCGCGGTTAAAATATTCATGGTTCACCTGTCATAGAGGTGGATACGAAAAAGCCCGCGAGAGTTACAGCTCCGCGGGCTTTGCTTTTGTTGGGCGCTTTACCGTAGGCCAAGTGCCGTTAGATTGTTCGGATGAATTTTTCGGACGTTGCCTCGGCTCATATCAGCCAAAGCCTGACTCATGCTGTCGATTTGATCGTCGTGAGCCCCCGCCGGGAAACTGAGCAGTTCAGGTATGAAATCCTTTGCTACCCACGGATAGAGACCTGCCGGCGGAAGAAAGACGTTCTTTGCTTCCCATAGCGGCGTGATCGCGGCCGCGCGAGCCTCTTTGGACTCCTTCGGATTGATTGGGATGAGCCCTGAAACATGCTTTTTCAGCGTCGCGATCACTGCGGCGCCGTTTGCCTTTTCTTCCACGAGCTTTCGAAGTACTCGCGGCCACTTTTCGGCGCAAGCAACGAACTGTTCGACAGTTTTCACAAAGTCCCACTGGCCTCGATACTGATCAAGCAAGTAGAAGTTCGCGCCTTTGCGCCCCCACACCTGCCCAACGACGTAGTCCGATCGTTCGGAACCCTTGAACGTCATATCCCATGAAATGCACGTGGCATCGAACGTCTTTGGAAGCGTTGCGCTGTCCCAATGCTGAATCCAGTCGTCTTTAAAGAGTCCGCCGCCGTCGGGCACTGGGTGCTGCTGATAGAGCGCCGCCCAGTCGCGGGAGCCGACCTGCTTTTGAATGCGAAGCAGCGCATTGAGGTCATAGCGTTCGGGATGCAAAGCCTCGCCGGCCTTACGGTGCGGTTCGTCGTGCTCGGCAATAGCGGGATAGTTGATGACGCGCCACCGCTCGCCCTCGCCGGATGCCGCACGGTCAAGCAAGCGACCGACCAGATCATCCATGTGCCACCGTGTGCACATCACGATCACGCCGCCACCAGGAGATAAGCGCGTATATGCCGTCGACGTGTACCAGTCCCAAAGCGCTTCTCGGATCGTCGCTGAATTGGCGTCTCTTCGGTCTTTCACGGGGTCATCGATACACAGGATGTCGGCTCCCATACCGGTAATGCCCCCGCCAACGCCGGCGGCGCGGTAGGCGCCCCTGTGCCCAACGATCTCAAAGAGCTCTGCGGTTCGAATGAACGAGCCAAAAGACGTGCTCTTTACGTTCTTTGAGTTGAGCGATGTTTCTGGAAAGATCTCGGCGTACTTTGGATCGTCGATCTTGCGCTGTACGTCACGAGAGAATCGCTGCGTCAGGTCTGCCGAGTACGACGTAGCAATGATTTGCATGTCTGGATGCAGACCGAATGCGTATGCAGGAAAGGATCGAGAAACAATTTCCGATTTTCCGGAACGCGGTGGCATACAGATGATGAGCCGCGGCGATTTCTTATCTGCGACGTCTTGCAGAAACCCGTCAAGCTCATCGCAGATTTCGCGATGTACCCACCCCATTTGGTATCCGGGAGTGGTTTCAAGGACAAAGTTCGAAAGACTTTGACGCGCTGCGCGGATTCTAAGCTCATGACGCGCAGCGAGAATCAGAGCCCTATCGATCTTCTCCTTCATTTTCGGGGAGCTCCATACGAGCAATTTCTAGCAGTTCTTCGTTTGAAAGCGAGGTGACCTGCTTCGTTTCAATCTTGACTGCACCGCCATCTGCGCCGGTCACGGCAACGCGCCGGCGGTCACCGTAGTTTCGGTCGTCGCGGATGGCTGCCTCTCGATTCAGCTCTTGAACCAAGAGCTTCTGAGCCTCAACATACCCTCGCGGAAGATCTTTAACCGGCTCACCCAGAGCGTCAGTGATTTCACCTCGTAACGCCTTAACCGCAGTTTTCGCGGTTTCTTGCGCAATGCCGAGCGCTTTTTCGCGATACAGGGCGGCGCTCTCCTCACGCGCGCGCGCGGACTGAATGCAAAATTCTTGATTGTTATCCTTCCACCGGCCAAGTGTTGAGGCGTCTGGCATTCCTTTTTGAGAGCAAATTTCCCTCTCAGACAAGCCCTCACGAATCAAGTCGCAAATCTTTTCGGCCAGCTCGGGTGTGTACTTAGTTGGTCTCCCCACCTTGCGGGGAGCAGACTTCTTTTGAGCAGCCATACGAACCTCGCAAAAAAACGGGTGATAAAAATTAAGCAGCCAAACCGACGATGCCAATAGCACCAAAGACAATTGCGCACAAGATGAGAATGTTTATGCGGCGAAGTGTTCTGCCTCGCCGGTCAAGCGTCAACTTTGCGAGTTTCCGGGCAGAGTCGAAATTTTTGAGAGCGTCACGATAAATGCTCAGGGTATCTTCCTGAGTTCCGTGAGCAGACAAAAACCACTCCGAATAGCTCTTTACTGCGCCGACCATAACGTTTGAATTGCCCATCGCCATCACGGATAGGAATAGAGCCGAGGCAAAAAGACCCGCTGAAATAGCCGGACACAGGATTTCAACCAAGCTGTTGATGCCGAAAAGTGTCCATGAGTAGACGTGAGCTACAATCATTGCCGCGGAGAACGCCTGATAGAAAGCGAGTTTTGATCGTTGCTCTGGGTACAGAGCAAAGATTCTCGTCAAGTCTTTCTCGGCCATATCAAGAAGTACCTGAGCAACTTTGAGCTGTTCGGGATAAGGATCGATTGGCGAGAATGGATCTTTTGACACGTGCGAATACTCCGGTATGAGAAGCCCGCAAGAGCTGAAAAGAAAAAAGCCCGCGCTCATGTGAGTACGGGCTTTCTGCTTCTTCCGGGCACACCGGCGGCTCCCATAGGGACGATTATCTCAGCGCGAGCCGGTGGTAGATTTTGGGAGCATTCTACTTCGGGTCAAAATAAGTTTCAACCACCTCTTGAAATTTTCTACAGACTTCATCGTGAATTTTGTGGAATAGCTTTTCACCGAGGCGCAGCTTTCTCGCACAGGCGGAATCTGACCTGCATTCACCGTATTTCAAGCGCAGAAGCTGTTTTGCCTTGACGCTCATGTACGGTGACGCATATGCCCTAGTAAGTCTTTCGGCGTCTTGCAAATCGATTGCAAGGGGTCTTTCGTCTGGTGTGAGCGGAGCGCAATCCTTGTCAAGCGGAGGGATTCCGCGTTGAAGTGCGATTGCGTCCAAAGCATGGGCCATCGAAGATGATGTCAGGGAGCCATAAGCGCGAGGGGAGCGAATAGCGCGGCTCCAGTTGAATAACCGCCGAAGAAAGTGATCAGGAATCATCAGGTTTGTACGAGGTTATAAAGACATCAATGCCGGGTATTTGATGATAAATCTTTGTGATCGTGGATTTGACGATTTGAGAGTCGTCGTCGTATGCGAGCCCGTTTAAAGAATCTCCGCACGCCTTCGCAATATTGTCAAAATCCGGTTTTTTGGTTGGCTGCTCGCATCCGCGCAAACATGCCTCTCGCCGCTTTTTTGAATATGACTTCGGAACTGGGAATCGCGCAATGATGGTGAGTTCTACCGGTCCTTTGATAGGTTTAAACCCCTCACGAAACGCTGCCTGCTTAAAAGTACTTGCGATCAAGCGTTCATAGTCCCTAGTTTTTTGCGGCGTATAGGCATGCCCGCGAACCACCCGAGGCCGAGCTTTTCCCTGCGGCTCTCCTTCAACGAATATATGCATCACTTTCCTCTTCGGCGCTTCGTTTCTGAATCTGGAACGCGGTGATTTGAAGAATTGGGACGCGAACCGGATAGACCTCCATGGTCACCATATCGTCCGAATCACGAAAACCATAGAAGTGGGAGAAACGATATTTATCCCGATAAAAAAGGCAGCGCACCCCCATCTTTGGCCATGTTGCTTTGTCCTCATGGTCAATGACGCTCCATCCCGTTAAATCTTGTGTAGGCACCGGAATCACTCCTTTTTGAGTTTGTTGGTATAGAAAGCGAGCGCCTTAGCGCGTTTATCTCGTAATTTCTCGTCGGCTTCCTGAAAGTCGCCGCATTGGCGGGGTGCGTCTATGCGCTGAAGAACGTTCCAGTCGCCTCGCTTTACGCGCACATTGCAGTAGCCCGAGCGTCGGGCAAAAAGAAACCCTCCTTTATCGAGCAACGCGCCTGCAAAGTGCATGCAGTCAATGCATGCGTGCGGAGATTCTCCGTAAAGGCGCATTGAAGCGCTGAAAAGATCAGTCATTCGATGACTCCCTTGGCAATGAGGGCAATGCCGATAAGAACGCTTGTCATCACTCACCGGAACGAAAGGAACGGTGCTGCCAGCGGTCATCATGTTGGGCAACTTGCCATCCCACTTTTCAATGGCGTTGAGTTGGATGATGTCTGGGTTGTCTCGAAGCGCTTTGGCTTTGATTGCGATTGCATCGGCTTCGGCCTGAGCGCGAAGTCGAGTAGATTCAGCGATACCGCGTGCTTCTTCGATGCGCTTCTGCGCCTCGGCTTTGGACTGAGCCACTTCGTTTTCTCGCAAAAGGGCTCGCTGAGTTGCTTCGATCTTGGCGTTGATTGAGTCTTTAACTTGTTCTGGATAGACCAGATCGGTCACCCAAGAGAGCTTCACGATGCGAATACCAACGGGTGCCAGTTTTCCGCGAATCTCGTTCTGAACGTTTTCCAAAAGATTTGTCTTTCCGCCCTGAGTTAGTGCGTTGATATCCATGCCGGCAGCGTGTTTGATGAGCGCATCGCTGATGTACTGGCGAAGGTTGATTTCTGTGATCTCGTCTATGCCCTTTCGATACGTTTGGAAGATTGTTGCTGCCTTTTCCGGCTCAATTGCGTACTCCAAGCCGACGCGGGCGCGAACATACATCGCGTCAGAAGTTTGGAATGTGAAGGGCTCTTCGTAGCTGATCAGCTGGTTGAAGGTCGGGAACTTGTAAAGCTGTTCATTAATGCCAACGAAGTAGCGTCCAGTGCCGACTACTTCGTTGTCAACGCCCTTATCTGCGTAAAGATTCACACGAACACCGACATAACCTGCCGGTACGGTTGTAAGAGATGCGAGAGCGTATCCGCCGGCGATAACGGCGAAAATTCCGGCTGCGGATCCAATGGTCAATTTGCTCATGTTATTCATGATGGGAAGCTCCCTTTAGTGCTTGGTAAAGAAACGGTTGATTGCCCAAACGGCAGGTGCCGCCGCGCAGAAAATGCCGAGAAGAAGCGTGGGGACAGCAGAGGTTGATAGGAGTGCCGGAACCAACACGAGGTAGTTCGCCAGCAAGATGAAAACGACTAATGCAATTTGTGTGGCGTTCATTTTTTGTCCTCAAAAAGGTCGCTCGTCGTCGGTTGTGTTTGGGGTTGGTGAGGCGTTGTCAAAGCTGATTGGGGAGTGGGTGTGCCGATAGAAAATTCCCGGATCATTTCCTTCAAGCCGAGCCCTCACCCGCTTGAAATAGCTACGGTTGAATTCGAGCTGAACGGAGTCAACTTCCGGCCACTGACCGGCGCGTCGCGAGATGATCTCGGAGCGGCAAAACTCGCTGCGCAGAGCATCAAATCGTGATCCTGGCCATATGCCCGGAGTACCGCAGTCTTCGCAGATCAAAAAGGAGCTCATGCCAAAGGTCAGGATCGTGTCGTCTACGATTTCGTCGGGCACCTCGTCGATCTGCATTTCGAGCGCATCGACGATTCGTTCGATGTGGTACGGAGAGAGCGGCAGGCCTAGTCGCCGTTGTGCGTAGATCCATCGCATACAAGCTCGCTTCTGATCGAAGGCGGCGGGCGGCATCAGAAGCCCTCCACAAACGTTTCGAGCGTGAGGCTTTTATGTCGCGCCATTCGCCAGTTCGGCCAACTAGCCGCATCAATCGAGACCGTGGAGGCCAAAAGGCGTTGGGCAGTCCGCGTCGTCAAACACTCCTCCAGCTGCTTACCAATGAGGTTGGAGGTCGCGATGATGGGTAGTCCGCGGGAGATCCGCCCGTCTACGATTTGGAAAAGAAGTTGCTGCTCGGAGGGCTTCCACGCCTGAGCGCCAACGTCGTCAAGCACAAGAACGGAGGCGCGGCAGAGCAGGCGAATTGCCGTCGACTTCTCCCCGAAAGGCAGGTCGAGCACTGCGGTCATGAGGGACGGGCAGCTCACGAAGTAGCCGGGCACGCTGAGCTGGGCGAGGCGATTGAGGATCGAGAGCGCGAGGAAAGTCTTGCCGACGCCGCAAGGTCCGCGCAGGAAGATGCCGATGGAGTTCTTCTTGCGCCATCCGAGATCTCCCGAGGCCCGGGCGAGCTCGCGTTCTTCGGCACGAATGACGAAGCGATCGGCAAATCGCTCGCAAAGAGTCTTTGCTTTTTCGACGTGTTGGAACCCAGAGGTTTTGAAGCGGTCAAAGGTGAAGCAGGCGCTCGAATCGTCTCCTCCGATGGACGGCCCGAAGAAGTTTTGCAGGGCGATGGTTGTGGCGAGCGCCTCACCTTTGATTGCCTCGGATCGGGCCATCTTTTCGCCCTCTTCGCGCTGACAGATGTAGCACTTAGGCTCGCCAAAGAGCCCGTTGCGCATGTATGTGCGAACGGTCTGGGGCCCATGGATGGGGCACTCGATGTGCCACTCTCGGAAGGGAGGAGCTCCGGGGAGCTCGATGACCTTCGGAACGGGCTGAGTAGACGATGCGGTGACTTCAGGATGCGACATGGCGTTTTGCCTCTTGGGCTTTTTCGTAGTTGAGGATTTCTTCGGGAAGGTCGAATTGGGCGAAGTACTCTTCGTCGCTCATTTCCCCCGCCTTGCGCATGCGCTCTTCGTAGCGCTCCTGGGCGGTCAGGTAGCGGGCATTCGTCTTCGTCGAGTCGCCCTTGCGAGTCGCGTTGCGGTACCACTCCGCGCGAAAGGCGGCCCAGCCCTGCTCGACGGCGAAGGTGACGGCAGCCTGAAAGGTGAGTCCGGCAGAAGCGGCCTCTCGGCGGACGGAGTTGAGGGCAGTTTGCGTGAGCGGCAGGCGCTTCGCTCGACGCGTCGTCAGCCAGTCGTCCCAAACCTCCTGAGAGATGTCTTCGGGCTTGTCCTTGACGACGGAGGATGAAACGCGCTTCCTCTTCGGTTTGGAAATGGCCTCAGATTTGCGTTCTGCGGCGTTCTGATCTTTGGGTGGTGTGTCGGTACCAAAAATCGAATCGGATGCCGTAGCGTTGAGAATTTCGATGTTCTCGATGGGTATTTGAGCGTCAGGAGAGAAAACGACTTCTGCGTTCACCTCGTTTTCGAAAGATTCGAGGTTTCCAGAAGCGACCAGCTGAGCCTCGTCGAAAAGACCGGCGTCAAAGGGCGGCTCTTCGGGAATCACTGGCTGAGCGCTCTGCTTGTCGTCGTCCTCCTCGTCCGCATGTTCGCAGTCGAACTTTTTTTCGACCACGTCCTCGCGTGTGTGCGTCGCGCGCGGTAGCGAACGCGAAGCGTGAGCAACCCTTCCTTGTTCTATTCCCTGTTCTATTCCCTGTTCGGGTTGAGGTTCCTCAAGGGGTCCCCTTAACTTTCCTAAAGGGGTCCCCTTAACTTTCCTCAAGGGGTTCAGCTCACAAACGTTAAGGGGTTGAGGTTCCTCAAGGGGTTCACATTCCTCGTCCGCATTTTCGACGGTCCAGTTTTTCGTACCTTCGCGCGTGTCCGCGCTCCTAATCTTTTCTTCTTCTCTATTCAGTTCTCTATTCATTCTCATTTCGGGGTTCACTTCTGAACCCGGTCCCGGTTCACTTCTGAACCCGGTGGGGGTGCACTTCTGAACCCTCTCCCCGTTCACTTCTGAACCCGGTTCACTTCTGAACCCGGTGCATTTCTGAACCGGGGTAACTTCATCACCCGGTTCACTTCTGAACCCGGCAATCTTTGATGGCGGCAAAAGATTCAAGTGAACTCGGTAATAGCGCTTCTCTCCGTTCTCCTGACGAAAGCTCAAAAGACCTTGGCTCACGAGCTCTTTCAGTGCGGCTCGCACCACGTTGCGTGACTTTCTGGCAATGGTCATGATCGATGTGAGCGCCGGATAGCACTCAGATGTCAAATCGCGATCGTCAACAAAGACCGCAACCGCCTCCAGAACGTCGGTCAACGTTCCATCTTCTAGGCCGCTTACGCGTACGGAAAAGGAAGCTTTCCAACCCATGAGGTCACCTCAAAAATCGCGAACTTGAGCTGTCTTCATGACGGGTAAGGTGGAATACCTTTCCCGCAAATAAAGTGCCCAAGCTCTGGGAATGCCTTCTTGCTTCCATTCAGAAACGCTCGACGCAGTAATTCCACAAAGTCGCGCAAGAGCAGAAGTGCCGCCGAGAGCCTCAACGACTTCAATAGAAATTTGGGCAGGCAAACGCTTAGGTGGCTTAGCCTGATGCTTAGGTATTTTTCGGTCTGAACTCATTATATTTAGGCATACCGGAGATAAACTTTCGCCGATTATACGGCATGCCTGACTATTACAAGTGAGGAACTCACGCTAACATTTACGGCATACCGACACGGAGGCCGGGATGAGTACACTTGAAGAACGGCTTAATGAGGCATTCGCCCAAGCAAAAGAAAGCAATCCGAAGATTTCGAAGTCAGGCTTGGCTCGTGCTTGTGACGTTCGTCCGTCAAGCGTTACGGATTGGTTTAACGGCCGGACCAGAGAAATGACGTCCATAAACTCCCAAAAGGCTGCGCTTTATCTTGGTGTGTCTTCGGCGTGGTTATCGACCGGTAAAGGATCGATGAAGTCTTCAAGCGTCACGGTGTTTGATGAAGGAGACGCGCTTGACAATGATGAATACGTCGAGATTCCAGAATATTCAGTAACCTGCTCGGCTGGGCCGGGACGTGAAGTGATTTTTGAAGAAGTCTGTGATTCAAACCCCGCTCGCTATCGCAGGTCTTGGTTTCAGTCCAGGGGCATTAATCCAGATCACTGCAAACGCTTTAAGGTGCACGGGGACTCGATGGAGCCGTTGCTTTGGGATGGAGACACAATCCTTGTCGACTGCGGCGTCAAGGATGTCTTAGATGGGAAAATTTATGCGTTCATGATCCGCGGTTCTATGCGCGTCAAGATTCTGCATCCGCTTTTGCGCGGTGGGTATCTCGTGCAATCGCTTAACCCCGACATCCCTGATGAAACGTTGGATGATGGTGATTTAGACGCTTTTTTCTTAATCGGACGGGTCCGCGACCGCAGCGGATCAAGCATGTTCTAAGCTTTTTAAATCGCCCCAGACCCACCCAAGCCCGCCATGTGCGGGCTTTTCTTTTGACGTAACTCAAACAAGTTCGGTATGCCGAAGTTTCACTGTTGCGGCGAATATTAGGCATGCCGTAGTATTCGGTTCACGGCAAAGCGTTATTAAATGAGCGCTTGCCTAAATCGGCCTAAACGCTTCGGCGCACGGTCGACGCAGGGGTGCGATGCCCCGGACCGGAAAGATCCGCCGACGGCACGGCGGGAACTGCGAGCGACGCCATTCGACCTATATGGCTATGTCAGAGGCCTGCCTCAGAACGGCTTTACGGTGAAGTGTACCTTCACGGCTCTGACAGAGAAAAGGCCAACCGAAGCCAGTTGCGCGGATTATCCGACCAGCTGGCTTCCATGGGTCTTTTCAAGACATCTCATTTTTGGAACCGTAATGCATCCTGAATTAAAGCGCAGTATTGAGCATTGGGACGGAAGGATCGAAAGCCTCCCCCACTACCGTGGTTGCCAAGTTTTCCCGGGGGAGGCTGACGTTATGCCGATGCGCTGCACCTGCGGCGTCACCATTCTCGCGCAACGTCGGTTGCTGAAACTCCCCCTGTACTACTTGATCCGATTTCGATGGCATGCCAGATGCGCGATCCGACGCATTCACCCAGTTCTACGCTGGAAACAGCAGAAAGGTAAACAAAGAAAGGTTTGCCGGTGGATCCATGCTCTGGCACAGGATTGGGCATTTTATAGATGTGCAGCCACCAACCTCTGTTGGTGTTCGAGCCGCACTCCAAAACCAACGCCGACAGACGTCCCAGCGTCCGATGCTGAATGTTCAGCAAGCGAAATTCATTCTGGCTCTGCTCGGCAAGAGCCTTAAACCGCTCCGCTGTAAGCGTGCAAGTTTTCGTTTGCATACTCTGTTTTCCTACTTAAGAGTGTGTTAACGGGGCGGGACGTGCTGCAACACGTTCCGCCCACCCTGATTGGCTCCGAATATTCGGGGCTTTTTTATTGCCTTTTTTTGAAGAATGGGGCATACTCCGCTTCGGTGCTCAAAACACCATGAACTAGCGTGAGTCCGCCACGTCAGAATGCGGGTATTTTTGTATCTGCGTCTTTTGAAGACGCGGATGGCTCAGCTTATGGCCGAGCGTGAGGCTAATACAAGACCCGCAAGGGAAATACGCCCGCCGACTAGTTCCGGTTTTGAGCGCTTGGCCACCCTACTCAAAATGGGGTGAACATTCAATTTGAACTAGGAGTTTGCAATGTCTCAGATCATTGCCGCCAACGCCTTCAAAGTCGTCGAAGGTCGCCCCGTAACGTCCAGCCGAATCGTCGCAGAATACTTCGGCAAGCAACACCATCATGTAGTTCGTGACATTCGAACTCTTATCTCGCAGAAGCCTGATTTAGAACGAAACGCCAATTTTGGCGAATGCTCTGAAACGATCAATCTTGCGAATGGAGCTACCCGACAGGTCCCTTTCTTTTGGATGGATCGAAAGGGATTCTCGCTCCTTGCGATGGGCTTCACTGGCGCCAAAGCGCTCGACTTCAAGTGCGCGTTCTACGATCAGTTCGAACGCATGGAGGAGGCGCTGCGAGCACCGTCTGACCAGTCTGCGCTCATCACGACTACAGAGCAGTACGAAATCCGCAAGGCCATCAAGGCGCGAGCTAAGAACAGCTCTGTTCACTACCAGACGGTCTACAACGCTCTTTACGACTACTTCAAGATCGCGAGCTACAAAGACCTGCGGCACGATCAGATGAAAGCTGCACTCGCGCTCATCGAAACCTGCACGCTTAAACCGCAGCTTTCGGCGCCGACAATCCCAGAAGGGTCGATCATCTTGTCTGATAAGGATGCTGAAGCCCTGCTCACTTTCATCTATTACGTGAGGTTTTTGTTTTTGAACGTCTTTAGCAAGATCTATGGCATTTTGCGAATTATGGATTCGCCCTTTGCCGGAAAGTTTTGGGACGCCTTTAATGAAGTCCCTTGGTGGCGCATCCTAGAGATTCTTGCCAAGCACGGACACGACATTAACGACATGCAATGCTATCAGCACTGGTTGGCACAGCAACCAAAGCGCAAAGCCGCGTAACCACTCAGCACATCTGAGATCACTCTAAAAACTTCGTCGGCCGCCCTCGTGTTTTCGCGAGGGCGCTAGGCGAACTCGTACCTAAAAAAGGACACGCCATGAAGCACCTCAAGAGCTTCTTCGGCCACAACAGCCGCACGGGTTTCAGCGTCGGCGCCATCGTAGCCGTTGCATTCGCCTCTGTGGCAGGGCTTTACGGACTGATGAGCGGCATCTTCTATTTCATGAGGTGGGCTTATCTCGCAGGTTATGCGCCATTTTGAAGGAGCGTTCAATGAGCTGGAATTACCCAGACGGCTTCGATCCGCGCCTGTTAGATCGGAAGCTTGATATCGAATCCGATTCGGATGAACTGGCGCATCAGATTCTTGAGAACGAAGGTCCTGCGGCTAGCTGCACGCTCTTTGATGCTGGCGAGTACCTGTTCGACTTCTTCAACAACACACCAATCCCGCCTGACTTCTTAGAGGAATTCGCTCAGTTGACAACTCAAAAGATTCAAGCACTGCGAGCACAAAAATGAACACAAAAACTACGACTGCACAGGTTCTGGGAAAAACATTCCCTCATCCGATCTTTGAATTCATCGATACCGTTGCCTTTTTGGTGGCAGAAGATGAATCGCACCCAATTGAAAAAGCGGCGAAAGATGATATGGATGGCTTCCAAGCCACATTCATCTACATGGCCAAGGCGGCAACGCCTGTAGAAGCTGCGTCCGGAGATTACAAGTCCGTTCACGCCGCAATCCTCCAGTACGCGACCACGCTTGCCGCGTACTACTGGAAGATCAAACACGCCGACGACGACGCAGAAGATGCAGAAGTCGCGAGACGCGCATTGCCGCCGGCGATTGCACGAGCTCTGCCTTATGTCGCCGCCTAAACCGATTTTTTCGCCGCAGGCCGCACGAGCTTCTGACGAGAATGCTCCGATCCGCACGACCAAGTACGTTATTCCGCCTGATGCGGTTCGATTAACTCCTGACGGAAAGCTGGACGAACAGCGTTTGCAAGAGGTGATCAGTCACATCGAGCCTTTTGATAAAGGACGGAGGCTGCGGCGATCTGATGAATTCAGGGCTCTGGTAGAAAAAGCTTTGAAGCTCTCGGTTTCGCAACTCGTAATCAGCAGAGTCACAGGGGCATCAGTCACTTATGTGCGAAGGGTCGATGCTGAAATTAAGAGCAGATGCCAGAACAAAAAAATCAGTGAGGAGATTCGCCAACAGGCCGCTCCACTTAGAGGACCATCAAATAGATACCCCAAAGCATTTCGCCAACTAACCGCGGAATGCATAAAAAACGGCAAGTTAAATGTAATAGAGCTGTCTCACGCTCTGGGCGTAAATCCTGAATACGTCCGGAACGTGAAACGCGAGATGCAAGGTTTGCAAAAGCCGAAATGCGTCTCCCCTCCTGAGATCGAAGAAGAAGATCCCGTGCTTCTTCCTGAAAGACGCCTCATGAATTGCGCGTCGTCTTTCAACGTTGTGCAGTGCGGCGGACGGCACGAAATCACCTGCTTCGACAGTCGTGGCGCCCAGATCGGACGAATGATCGTCGAACTTCATAGAGAAGGCAAACCCACTCCGTCATACGTGATCGTGATCGACCAGAACGGTCGGTCAGAGTCGTACTTCAACGGCGGCGAGCGCCTCGAATTCCTGCAAAAGCTTACGGGTCAAAAGCTATGAACCAATTTTTGATTTGGTTGATAACCAAATTTATGGAGTCACATCATGATTGAATCTAAAGAGCTGCTTCCTGCTCCGCAGGATGTAGGGCAAGCGCTGGCCTACGCACAAGAACTGTCCAAGTCTGAGCTATTGCCGGCCATTTACAAAGGCAAGCCGCAAAACATCCTCATTGCGATGATGTGGTCGAAATCCATCGGCATGCCGACCATTCAAGGTTTGAATTCAATCGCCGTTATCAATGGCAGACCCAGCTTGTATGGTGACGCTTTGAAGGCTCTTGTGATGTCTAGCGGGCAATGTGAAGACTTCGAAGAGAGTTTCGACGAAAAGGCGTACACAGCAACATGCAGGATCAAGCGTCGCGGCATCCCGTCGCCGACAGTAGCTACGTTCTCATATGAAGAGGCTGGCACGGCTGGCTTAACAGGAAAAACTGGACCGTGGAAACAATATCCAAAACGCATGTGCCAGATGCGCGCACGTGCGTTTGCGATACGCGACGCTTTCCCAGATCTCTTGATGGGCATTGCGGTCGCTGAAGAGCAGCAGGACGCGATGGGCGTGGAAGACGCTTCCTATGAACACCCCGAACCCGTTGCTGAGAAAAAGATGCCGCGCCGCAAGAAAAAGGAAGTTTCGCCGGAGGTTGTGGACGTAGCTGAACAGCCGGCCCCTGCTGCCGAAAAGGCAGACGTTCAGGCGGTTGATGAGGCCCCCGCAAAAAGTGACGTGGAACAGGCGCCAGAAACGGTTGAGGCGATTCCAGAAATGGATGAGGCGTCAGAAACGGTTGAGGCGATTCCGGAAATGGATGAGCCGCCATTCGAAGGCGCGCAGAGCGTCTCGGAGTTCATGGCGAAAATCGACGCGGCCAACAGCTACGAGGAAGTCGTAGCGATCTGGAAGACTACGCCGGCTGATATTCGCCCTGTGATTCTGGAGGCATGCGCGAAGCGCCGAGATCAGCTTCAAGCAACTTCGAAGAGGAACCCATGATGTCAGACATCATCATCACTGGCGACATCACAGAGCCTGAGTTCGACGAAGACGGGCATGTGTATATGGTTGACGGTCGTCCGGTTCCGTCAGTTACGCAGGTCATGAGGCCTCTAACTCAGCAGGCATACGCGAGCATTCCCGCCGAAACGCTGAGGCTGGCAGCCGAGCGCGGGACAGCAGTTCACGCATGCACAGAGTATGACGACGCAGGCGAGCTCGATGAGGCATCGGTTGAAGACGGCTGGAGACCGTACCTAGAAGCGTACCGAAAGTGGCGCGCTGACGTGAAGCCTCAGATTGATGCGGCAGAACTGCGTCTCGGGTGCAAAAAGTACTGCGGGACTATTGATCGCCTCTGCACGATCAATGGCGAATCGTGGGTGATCGACCTGAAAACTACGAGCGAAATTCATCCGCACGTCGGTGTGCAGTTGGCTGCGTATGAGGCTCTGGCCGCCGCGAAGTTTGGAAAGCATTTCCGGCGAGGCGCGCTACAGCTGAGGTCTGATGGGACCTATCGGTTTACCGAGTTCGTTAGCTACCTCGACGCAGTTTGTTTTGCCGGTTTGCTCAGCATTAATTATTGGGAAGCGAAAAATGACTACTGAAACAATTTCTCTGGCGATGCCAGAACAATCGGCCTTGATTGCAGAGGCCGACGACGCTAAGAGCACTGCGGACTTCCTTGTCGTCACTGATGAAGAAAGTCTAAAGATTGCCAAGGACGAGATGAACGCGATGACCAAGCGCATGAAGGCGCTTGATGCGAAGCGGAAGGAGATCACGAAGCCGCTCGACGACGCGAAAAAGGCTGTAATGAACCTTTTCAAGCCGCCGATCGACACGTATCAAGGCGCGATCAACGTCATCAAATTCGGGATTGCACGATATGTCGAAGATCAGGAGCGTATCGCCGCCGAAGCTCGAATGAGAGCAGAAGCAGAGGCCGCCGCCGCGCGTGCCGCTCTTGAGGCCAAGGCTCGCGAGGCCGAGACACCGCAAGAGGCAGAAGTGATCAAAGAGGCTGCCGCGCTTGTCGTGCCAGCAGCCGTTACGGCGAAGCCCGCCGCTAAGGTAAGCGGCATGAGTACGCAGAAGGTGTGGAGAGGACGCGTCGTTGACATGGGCGCTTTCCTTGCACACGTAGCTATACATCCAGAATGCTTCGACTTAATCGAAGTGAAGCAAGGCGCACTCGACCGATTTATCCGCGCTACTGGCGGAGCAGTTGCAATCCCCGGCGTTGAGACGCATCAGGAAACAATCGTCTCCTCTCGCGGTTGACCGTTTTTCCGCCCTGCTACTTGAGGCGAACGTAATGACTTCCCGAGCGGCGGGGCGGATTCTTAATTGGGGAAATCGGGTGACGCAGATATTTCCGAGTTTCGCTGACCCTTCGGCGAAATCACACAAGGGCGGGCATCTGCATTGCAGGCAGGCATACGATGCCAACTCCAACCCGCCCTCCCCTATCCACATTCCGCAAAAGAAGACGCGCCGAAAGGCGCAAAGGCGAAATCATGGAAGAAGACGATATGTTCTCAGATGAACGCGATTTTCGCGTGACGCATAGAGAATTAGCACGCAGGGTAGGCGTTAAACCTGATGAGCTCCTGGACATGCTTGAAACCCTAGATATTTGTAGGCTAGGGTTAATCAAAATGCGCGGCGGCCTTTGTTTTACTGAGAAGCAGGCGGAAATCATTGTTCATAACTTTGACTTCTTTCGCCGGATGCACGTGGACTACGTCAAACGACTTCTTAATCGCGGGTTAGCAGGATGAGGACTTGTATCGTCTTGCGTTCGAGACGCAGCCGAAGAAGATCCGGCGGCGCCTACATAAAAAGAAGGAAGTCAAATGAAAAGGGATTGGGACATTGTCAGGGAAGTGCTTGAGGCCGTGGAGAGCGGTGATGTTGCTGGGTATATCCGTTCTGAAGAATTCCGAACGCGATTTCCAGCCAACCCGCCGGCCGACTTCTTGGGCCACGTCGAAATCTTGATAGATGCAGGGATCATCAAAAACGCGTGTGTGAAAAGAAACCCCGACGGAGGGTTCGGGTTTTGGGACTTTCGCGGTGCGTTTGTCACGATGCAAGGACACGACCTGTTAGATGCTATGCGCAACAAAGAGTTGTGGCAACGCGTGAAATCGAAATCGCTTCACACTGGAATTTCGTTGTCTTGGGAATTTATCAAGGCAGCCATCCCTGTTGTAATCACAGAGGTTTTAACCAAATGAAAACCGAAAGACTTATCGCGCTGAGCGAATCCGAATCTGCACTTCTGTCTAGGCTGTCCATTTTGCCGGTCAAGATTCTTAGCCAGATCCCGCCCGATGTTCTCAAAAAAGCAACTGAGAAACTGATCGAGAATGGGTTGTTGGAGCCTGAAGACATCCCGACCCAAGAGGATATGGAAGCCTTGGACAGGCTTGCCGACAGAATCGGAATCCCCTCACTGAAGGACGTCATGATGAATTGAACCATCAAGCGCAGGGGCGTTTATGAACAATCAAATCCTTCTAACAACTTTTTCGGGTATAAGTCGTTTACGGATAACCCGCTGCCTAAACAAAAGACGGTCAACTAACCGAGGATAGACGTGTACAGTGAGAGACTTTAACGGCTTCCTAGGGTTGATTTTGAAACAGATCGCTGGCCGGAATGGGGCAAACTCACCATTCTTCTTATAAGCAACCGCATTTTCTTCGGATGGAATAATTTTTGGCGCATATACAAATTTACGCCATACGAGAGCCTCATTGTCTACTGGTGGGAGGACGAACTCTGCTGAGGTGAAGGTTTCTGAAACGTCGCAACCAGAAACGCCAATCTTGAAAATTTCGTAATCCTCAGATGCAGGGATAAAAGTTAGAGTCAACTTATAGAAATTTGATGTTGGCGATGGATCATCAAGCCTCAATTTTATTTCTGGAGTCTGTCGAAGCATTTTTTGAGCATACATAAGGTAAGCAGTTATTCCAGTAAATACGGCTGTAGCTATAGTAGATATGACAACGAACATGTGTTCTCGGTGAGTGGTAATGGTGAGTGAAGTGAATTTACTATCTTACCGAGGACACTACCTTTTTGACACGCGCCTCCAGATCGAGTACTCTTCCCCTGTCAGCGCGAAAGCGGCGCTGATCGGGCCGCAATAGCGGCTTTTTTCGTATTTGCCTCTAGGGGAATGAAATGAAGCGAGATCTTAAGACCCTCGTGACGCTGCTTGAAAGAATCGAAGACGATAACCTTGAGCAATTCATTGATCACCCCCTTGGAGAAGACATTGACGAGCGCAAACTTGGGAAGCTCATCTCCAACAAGCGGCAAATCTTACTTGGTCACCTCCTTCTGCTTAAGGAGGCTGGGTACACGGGACACTTGACTGTTACGGTCAACGAGGGTGAGGACGGCCTAGAGCTTTGTTGTTCGATCCCCCGCCTAACCATGAAGGGACACGACTTGCTTGCAATGCTTCGTTCAAAAACTCTTTATCAGCGAATGAAAGAGATTCTTGATGGCACCGGTCTGCCCCTTACATCGGATACGCTGGACTTGATTCAACATGAGGCCTCTGACGAGTTGATTCGAGAGTGGGCATCTAAGAAAAAACTCCAATCTTGATCACATTGACGAAAGCGCCTTGGTTCGGGTAACATCCTGCGCAATGCTTCACATGAAGCAGGACGGGATTGGCGTCCCGAACAGAGTGGCGCATAGCCGCCGACCGTTCATCGAGCGGCTTTTTTGTTGGCTATGCGTGACGGGGTTGCGTTTCACCACCTCACCCAAAAAAGGGGGTGGCGTTTCACCACCCCCCTGCAAGTCTCCTTTTTATGGGTAGGGCTTGCGGGGCACCGAAAGGTGCGCCGGGTCCATTCTGCCGGTACGCCAACCCGCAAGCCCTCGCCCTCCATCTTGGAGGATGGAACGAGGTCAACAACCTCAGAATGGAGACAAGCTATGTCTATCCATTCCGTTTTCTCATTCGAGAACGCTCAAGTCCGTGCGCTCGGCACGCCTGACCTCCCGCTCTTTGTCGCCGTTGATGCCGCTGGTGCTCTCGGATACAAAGACAAGACAAACGCGATCAAACAGCACGTCGACCCCGAAGACCTCATCAAGTCCGAGATCGAAACCGCTGGCGGTCGCCAGGTCGTCAACTGCGTCAACGAGTCCGGCCTCTACGCTCTGATCTTCGGCTCCAAGCTCGAATCAGCAAAGCGCTTCAAGCGCTGGGTCACTTCTGAAGTTCTGCCGGCGATTCGTCGCACGGGACGATACGAATCTGCTCAGTCCGCGCTCATCACGACTACAGAGCAGTACGAGATCCGAAAGGCTATCAAATCGCGCGCTAAGAACTCATCGGTTCACTACCAGACGGTCTACAACGCTCTTTACGACTACTTCAAGATCGCGAGCTACAAAGACCTGCGGCACGATCAGATGAAAGCTGCACTCGCGCTCATCGAAACCTGCACGCTTAAACCGCAGCTTTCGGCGCCGACAATCCCAGAAGGGTCGATCATCTTGTCTGATAAGGATGCTGAAGCCCTGCTCACTTTCATCTATTACGTGAGGTTTTTGTTTTTGAACGTCTTTAGCAAGATCTATGGCATTTTGCGAATTATGGATTCGCCCTTTGCCGGAAAGTTTTGGGACGCCTTTAATGAAGTCCCTTGGTGGCGCATCCTAGAGATTCTTGCCAAGCACGGACACGACATTAACGACATGCAATGCTATCAGCACTGGTTGGCACAGCAACCAAAGCGCACGGCCGCATAAGGAGGTGCCCGTATGAACGCCTTAACAACCACAGGGTTAACACAAGATATGGTATGTGCAAAATTTGCACATACTACCTTTGATAGGCAAATTCAAGATACTTAGCGCTTAACCGCGTAAGCGATCTGCATAGCGCCGTAGAATGAGAAGGCCCCCGGTACGAAGCATGAACCGGAGGCCTAACGAATATCCCTAACGAGGACGTATGAATCATACCGAAAATCTTCCAGCGCAGGAAGTCGTCGGCGCAACCCCGCCTGACTTCGATACTATCCGCCATTTCGATGAAAACGGCGTGGAGTACTGGCTTGCTCGAGAGCTCTACCCTCTCCTTGGATACAGTCGGTGGCAACGATTCCTGCCTGTCGTTACGAAAGCCAAAGAGGCCTGCGTTTCCTCAAACATCAACGTCGAAGACCATTTTACCAACATGGGTAAAATGGTCGGACTCGGTAGCGGAGCTACTCGAGAGCTCGAAGACATCGCCCTCTCTCGCTACGCCTGCTACCTGATCGTCCAAAACGGAGATCCGACCAAACCTGTGATCGCGGCAGGTCAAACCTACTTCGCCATCCAGACGCGACGCCAAGAGATCGAAGACCAAGAAGCTTTCGTCGAGCTCAATGACGATCAAAAGCGGCTTTTGCTACGCCGAGAGGTTGCCGAGCACAACAAGCGACTGGTCGACGCCGCGCACGACGCGGGCGTTATCGACGCGATGGACTACGCCATCTTCCAGAACTACGGCTACAAGGGGCTGTACGGTGGACTCGGACAACGCGAGATTCATGCAAAGAAAGGTCTGAAAAAGTCGCAGAAAATCCTTGACCACATGGGCCATGAGGAACTCGCCGCCAACCTTTTCCGAGCCACCCAGACGGAAGCAAAGCTGAGGCGCGAAGGAATTCAAGGGAAATCGCAGGCCAACCAAACGCATTTCGGGGTTGGTCGAGAGGTTCGCGAGACAATCAAGCGACTCAGCGGGACCATGCCGGAAGACCTGCCAACCCCCGAGAAAAGCATCAAGCAGCTTGAACGCGAAGAACGGAAGCGGCTTGAGGAGAAAGACCGTGACAAGGAAGAGCGGTAATGCAATCTCTCCGTCTCCTGCTCTGGGTTACGCCAAACGGGCTCTAGTCCAGCGTCCGGCACACATCGCCATATGATGTGAAATCAACAACCACCAAGGCCTCCGAGGAATCGGGGGCTTTTTCTTTTGGAGCATTCTCAATGAATGAACTGATTCAAACATTCAAGTTCGAAGGCTCGAACCTTCGTGTCATCGTCGAGAACGGTGAGCCCTGGTTCTGCGCAATTGACGTGTGCAAGGCTCTCGGGTACTCAAACACCCGGGACGCACTCCGAAACCATACCAAAAACAAGGGAGTCGTGAAACACGACACCCCTACTAAAGGTGGCGTCCAACCCCTCGCATACCTAAATGAAGGGAACCTCTACCGTCTTGTCATGCGCTCCAAGCTCGAAAGCGCAGAACGGTTTCAGGATT